TCACGGGCATCTGCCGTTGCCGTGGCATTCGCCGCTCTTCCCGTTCCCGTTCCCGCCGTTGCCGTTGCCGTTGCCGTTGCCGTTGCCGTGTCCGTGTCCGTGCCCGGGGTTGTCGACCTGCCCGGGCGGCGTCCGGTCCGGCGTCGTCGGCGGCGTGGTCGGCTGCTCGGTCGGGCCCGGCTCCTGGGAGCTGCTCGCGGGCGGCTGCTCGGCCGGCTGGCCGGTCTCGCCGGTTGTCCCGTCGCCGGGCGCGGCGCTGTTCTTCGGTGTGCTGCTCGCCGTCGGCGTCGGGGACCGGACCACGTGGCGCGTGTTTATGGCGCCGCTCGGGCTGTTGCTGAAGTCCGCCGCCGTGCGCTCGGTAGCGAACCCGTCAGGGGCCGGGGCGCTCGCCGGCGGCTTCTGCGCGCCAGGCCCGGAAGGTGCGACCTCGAACGGCACGTAGGCGGCGCCTCCGCCGACGGCAGCGACCGAGGCTGCCGCCGTGACGATCGCGGCTGCCTTGCGGCGGCGAACGCCTTCTATCGCGGGGAGAAGAAAGGCGGCGAGTCCGCCGCCGCCGAGGTAGAGGGACAGGTGCCGTCTACGCCTGGCTGGTTCGTCGTCGGGCTCGTCGTCCGAGTCGGGCACGGCGGCGAGCACCGGCGCCGCCGGTGCCGCGTCCGGGACCCCTGCGGCAAGAGGCAGAGCGGCGATCTTCGCGGCCGTCACCTCGGCCCGTAGCTTCATGATCTCCTCGCGGTTCCCCTTCCACCCCCGGTAGAGGAGAACCACGGCGAGCAGCGCCGCCCCGAGCATCACAGCCACCAGGACCAGAATCATTGCAAGTACGGCGTCGTCCACACCTGACCCCCTGTGTAGCTTCGGCTCAAACGAGCCGTTTCAAGCTCGATTCTTTCAGTGTAGAAAGCCCATTCGTCAACCGTACGTGACCAGAAAGTCACTGGATTCGATCAGTCGAACAACCGCGACGAAAGTTACCGACGGTACGTCATGAGAGCACTGGAGGGGGTTTCCTGGTGGAAACCCCCTCCAATGTCCTTGCTGCTGACGCCAGTTCAAACACACAGGTCGACGAGTGGCGGCACGTGTACACGCGCGAGGCAATCTTCGTCGTCGTTCTGTTCGCTGTCGCCACTGCCCGGACCTTGGCCGGAAGGTGACGGAACTGGGGTTCCTGTGTCCGGTGTTGACGGCGCGGACGGCGTCGGCATCACGGGATGTGACGGCTCGGCAGGGCCGTTTCCGGACGTGCTCGGCGAGGCGCTGCCGCTCGGCGTTGCCGTGGCTGCGCCCGGACTCGTGGCGGGCGTCGGCCCGGCGGGCGGCTGCCCGGCGGCGGGCGTGCTGCGGCCGGTGTCCTGGCGGCCGACGGTGCCGGTGTTTGCCACGGGCTGCGCGTCGTCGGCCGGCTCGTCGTCGCCCGGCGTGTCGGTGGCCGTGGCCGGCGGGTGCGTCTCGCCGGTCGCCGGGTGAGTGTCGTTCGACGTCAGGTACAGCGCTGCGGCGGTCGATGCGGCGGCGACGACGACGGCCGTCCCCGCGGCGGTCGCTCGGCGGTGCCGCCTCATCAGGTCGCGCAGTCGCTCGCCGAATGAGGCGAGGACGGCGCCGACGCCGCCGCCGATGTAGAGCGCGAGGTGCCGCTTACGCCGGGCGGGCTCGACTTCTTCGGCGGCGGGTGCGGGTTCGGGTGCGCGCTGCTGGAGCGCGGCGATCTTCTGAGCGGTGAGCTCGGCGCGGAGCTGGGTGGTCTGCCCAGAGAGTTTCTGGACGGTTCGATAGAGCAGGACGATCGCGAGGACCGCCGCGCCGAGAACACCTGACAGCAAAACGTCTGCCACTTATGCCCCCTTTGTTTCGTGTGAGCATCATGTGACAGATAGTCAACTATTGCACTAGTGGGGCTAGTTCGTGACTTTTCTGTAATCTTGTCAGCCCACCCGGCGACGCTGCTCGTCGGCCGGCTTCTCTGCCTGAGCGGGTTGCACCCCGGCGAGGCCGACCTGTCGCAGCACCTCCTCCTGAGCCTCTGGCGGAAGGTCCGCGAGCAGAGTCGCGATCGCCGCGATACGCGAATCACCGGTCGCTGTCGGCGTGCTGGCCGGAGTCGGCGGACCGGCGAGTTCGTCGAGCAGCTCTGCGGCAGTGTCGCGGCCGACCGAGCGAAGGTCGTCCGATGGGATCCCGAGCACCTGCGCCACGCGGACGAGCGTGTCGTCCGGCGCCTGTGTCGGGACACGGACGCCCTTGCCGACGTCCTGATACCCGCTGGCGATCTGCCGCCAACGGGTCTCGCTGAGTCCCGCCCTCCGTGCCGCCTCGCGGCCGGATAGCCGCGCCCGGCGAAGGGCCTTCCTGATCATCTCCGCCTCTGCGGGCGGATCTGGTGTCTGCGCATCCATGACCGGCAGCTTCGCATAACTACGCGCTATCGCGCTACACGAAGGCACACGGGCGCGCCATTGCGCCCCACCTGTGCGAAGTTACAGACTCTGCGCGCCACTGCGCACTATGGTGCGCATGGTGTTGCACGGTGCGCCCCTACGCACTACGTTCTGAATCATGAGCGAACGCCAAAAGCGGCGCCCGAGAGGCTCCCCCTTCCACCACGCACCCGAGGCAGTGACCTTCGCCCGGCAACGCGCAGGCATGACGAAGCGCGCGCTCGCTGCGGCGTGCGGGTTCTCGGAACAACTGATGTGCGACATCGAGGCCGGTCGCCGAAACGCGACGCCCGCGAACCTCCGAAAGATCGCCGACGCGCTGAACTGCCCGCTCGTCTCGCTGGAGGCGAAGCACACGAGCACGTCGGCAACGGCGGGCCCCGCCGCGTCTTGACGGCGAACGGGGCCGCGAGCCCTGCACGGCTCTACGGCCCCGACTCCCCCGAAACGAACCACCTGAGAAGAGGAACGTTGTCCACGCAGACTACTGAACAGCCCTGGACTCCCGCAGCGATCGAGAAGGCCGCGCCCGGTTCCCCGCGCGACCTCGCCTTCGGCGCCCCGACGGCCCGCCTGCTGCTGCCCGCCGACGCGACCGACGAGCAGTGGCACGCCGCGCGCCGTAGCGGCATCGGCGGGTCGGACGTCGCGAAGATCCTCGGGCTCGACAAGTACCAGGGACCGCGCCACGTCTTCGAGGCCAAGCACGGCCGCGCCGTCGAGGCGGACGCCGCCCTGAGCGAGTACGCCGAGGTCGGCCGCGACATCGAGGACTTCGTCGCCTACCTGTTCACGAAGCGCTCGGGCATTCCGGCCGTTCCGACTCCGGGCACGCTCGTGCACACCGAGCACGAGTGGATGAGGGCGAACGTCGACCGGTACGCCCTCGACCCCGAGACGGGCGAGGTCGTCGCCCCCGTCGAGCTGAAGAACCGCAGCGAGTACCAGCTCGACGAGTGGGAGGACGGCGTTCCCGACGCCCCCGCCCTTCAGGCGCACTGGTACATGGCCGTCGGCGGCTGGTCGTACGCGTGGGTCGCCGCGCTCGTCGGCGGTAACAAGCTGCGGTACCACCGCATCGAGCGCGACGAGGAGATGATCGCGTACCTCGTCGGCTACTGCGGCGACTGGTATCAGCGGCACGTCGTCGAGGGCTTCCCGCCGCCCGCCGACGGACTGGACGCGACGAAGGAACTCCTCGGCCGGCTGTGGCAGGCCAAGGAAGGCGGCGTCGTCGACGTCGACCTCGGCAAGGCGAAGGAGCTGCGCGCGCGGCGCGCGGACCTGCGCGAGCGGATCAAGACGCTCGACACCGAACTGACCACCGTCGAGAACGAGATGCGGCTGATCACGGAGTCCGCCGAGGTCGCGAAGGTCGGGAAGTCCGTCGCCTGGTCGTGGAAGCAGAACGGCACGTTCGCCGCGAAGCGCTTCGCGGAGGAACAGCCCGAGCTCGCCGCGCAGTACACGACGACCGTCGAGGTCCTCGACGTCGAGCGGCTCAAGACCGAGCAGTCCAAGACGTACGAGCAGTACCGCGCTCGCGTGCTGCGCGTCCCCGCGAAGGAGCTGTGACCATGGCCCTGGCAACTCTCAAGGACCGCGTGAAGGCGGCGACGGCGGGCGGCGTGACGACCGGCGAGGACGCCGAGCACAGCCGCGCCGACGGCGCCGAGGAAACCCCCGCCGGTCACGACGAGCAGTCGGCGGCGGTCGGCGAGTGGCTCGGCCGCTACCGGGCCGACGTCGAGAAGGCGCTGCCGAAGCACATCAGCGCCGACCTGTTCTTCGCCGCGCTGCTGCCCGTCCTGCCGAAGCTGCGTACCTGCACCCCCGCGAGCGTGCTCCAGGCCGTCATCACGTGCGCCCGCTTCGGGCTCATCCCCGACGGCCGCCAGGCGGTCATCACCGCTGACGACCGGATCGCGGTGTTCATCCCGACGTACCTCGGTTACGTCGACCTGATGTACCGCTCGGGCCTGGTGAAGTCCGTCGTGACCGGCCTGGTCTACGAGGGCGACGAGTGGACCTACGAGCCGACCGCGCCCGCGCCGCTCGACTTCACGCACAAGCCGCAGATCCTCGCGTCCGCCGAGCAGCGGGGGAAGCCGCTGTTCGCGTACGCCTTCGCGTGGCTCGACGGCGGCGCCCGCTCGGCGGTCGCGATCGTCACCCGCGACGACGCCGAGGCGGTCCGCGACGAGTACAGCAAGGCGTACCAGCGGGCCGAGCAGACCGGCGCGAAGGATTCGTTCTGGCATACGCACTTCGACGACATGCACGTGAAGACGGCCGTACGCCGCATGGCGAAGCTGGTCCCGCAGTCGGCCGAGCTGCGCGCGCTCGTCGCCGTCGAGCAGGCCGCCGAGGACGGGCGCCCGCAGATCCTCGCCGTGTTCGACCCCGAGACGGCCTCGCTGGAGGCCGACGCCCGACGCGCCGCCGCGGCGGCCGAGGCGTCGCAGGACGTCCCCGTGCAGACCCTGCCGCGGAAGGCGAGCGCCGGTCGCGGCCGGGTCAAGCCGCGGCGCCGCAACCGCGACCGGAACAAGAGGCGGTAACCACTCGTGGCCCTCACCTGGCACCGTCGGCCCCTGCTCGGGGCCGACCTCGAAACGACGTCGACCGACGTCGAGACAGCCCGCATCGTGTCCGCCGCCGTAGTCCGCTACGGCGGCGGCCGGGAAACCGAGACGTGGCCCTGGGTGTCGAACCTGACCGACCCCGACGGAACGGTCACGCCGATTCCCGCCGAGGCGACGGCCGTGCACGGGTGGACGACCGAGGCGGCCCGCGCGTCGGGACGCCCGGCGGCCGAGGTCGTCGACGAGATCCTCGCCACGATCGCCGCCGGCGTGAACTCCGGTTGGCCGCTCGTCGCCATGAACGCGCCGTTCGACCTGACGATCCTCGACCGCGAGGCCCGCCGGTTCGGCTTGCCCACCCTGTGGGAGCGGTGCGAGCCGTGCGTCATCGACCCGCGCGTCCTCGATAAGCGCGTCGACCGCTACCGGCGCGGCGGCCGCACCCTCGAAGACCTGTGCAAGCACTACGTCGTTGACCTCGACGGCGCGCACGATCCGGCGGCGGACGCGAAGGCGGCATGCGCCGTCGCGTGGAAGATCGCCAACCGGCACAGGTGGCTCGCCCGCCGGACGCCCGGCGAACTGCACGCCGAGCAAGTCGGCTGGGCCCTCACCCAGCAAGAGGACCTGCGCGAGCACTTCGCGACGACGCCCGGCAAAGAGCACCTCGCCCACGATTTCCGGATCGGCTGGCCGCTGATCCCCGCGCCGCGACAGGCGGCCGAGCGGTGAACGGCCGGTCGGCGCTCGCCGCCCTGCGCGGCCTGCTGTTCCACGGCGCCCCGGCCCTCGCGCCGGCGGCCGCCGTGGCCGACCGGCTCACCGACGAGCCCGCGGTTCTCACGCTCGGGCTGGAAGACGGCCCGGCGCTCGTCGACTTCGACAACTGCCCGCGCGAGCAGCGCCGACAGCCGCACGCGATCAGCGACGACGGCTCGCGGCAGTGCTTCAACTGCGGACACACCACCCCAGGACGGACGCGATGACAGAAACGACTCTCGACCCCACCGCCGCCGAGCAGCTCAGACCCGCTCAGGAACCGTGCCCGAACTGCTCGTGCTGCACCGCCGCCCTGTGTGAGCGCGGCCGGCACGACGTCGGCGAGTGCATGCGGCACACCCCGGCCGACCTCGCCGTCTACGTCGCCGGCTGCCCGTGCTCGGCGCCGACGACCCGTGGCACGCACGCCTGGCGGGCAGAGATGACCCGCATCACGAAGCACGCCACGGAAAGCCCGATGCCCGAGGCCGCCGAGGAGATCCTCCGCGCGCTCGCGTCGTGCGAGTCGTTCACCGACGAGGGCGGCTTCCTGCGCACCCTGCGCGCCCGCGGTTACGTCACCCCCGACGAGCAGGACGCGCCGAGCATCACCGACGCCGGTCGCCGGTACATCACCGCGCGGACCGAGCACCGGTTCGCGACGCCCGTCGAGGTCGAGGCCGTCGACCTGAAGACGCGGACCGCGCGCGTCGTCGTCGTCGGCTGGAACATCGATCAGCCCGTCACGGTGCTGCTCGACCAGCTCACCACGTCGACCGGCCTCGCCCCCGAGGAACTGCCCAGCCGGTTCCTGGAGGCCCGCGCCAACTGCAAGACGAACGACCCCGACGACCTGGTCCTGACGCGGATACAGCTCGCGCCGCCGCTGCCCGAAGGCTGGATGGACGGGAGTCCCGAGAAGTGACCGAGCCGACCCTGTTCGAGGACGCCCCCGCCGCACCGACGGCGGGGGCCGTCCCCGGCCTGTCCGTCGTCGCCTTCGACCTGTCCCTCACCGCGCCCGGCATCTGCTACCGGGACGGTTCCACGGCCACCGTGAGGACGCGGCAGAAGGACGGCGACCGGCGGCTGTTGCAGATCGAGACGGCCGCAGAGATCGCGATCGGCGGCGGCGACCTCGGCCCCGTGCCGACGCTCGCCGTCCTCGAAGACATCCCGCAGAACAGCCACGCCGCGAAGCCGATCGCCATGGTTCACGGCGTCGTGCGGTCCGTCCTGAACAAGGCGGGCGTCCCGTACGCGCTGATCACCCCGGCGACGCTCAAGGCGTACGCGACCGGCAAGGGCAGCGGCGACAAGGTCCCGATGGCGATCGCCGCCCTGAAGCGAGCCGGCCGGGAGTTCCCCGACGACAACCAGCTTGACGCGTTCTGGCTCTGGTGCGCCGGCCTCGACTTCCTGGGCGCCCCCCTGTTCCCGATGCCGCAGGCGCAGCGCGAGCGGCTCGACAAGGTCACTTGGCCGGAGGTGAAGCGATGACGACGGCGATCGCCGAGGTCACCGACGAGCAGATAGCCCGGCACCTGACGTCGCCCGAGGTGTCGAACCTGTCCGTCGCGCGAGCGCTCGGCGTGCCCTGGGGGCGCGTCGACGAGGTGAGGCAGCAACTCGGGCTCGACACCTTCCAGCGCGGGCGGCGCGTGCCCGAAAAGACGTGGGAAGAGGCGATCGCCCGGCGGGTCAAGCCCGTCGACGACGGTCACGCCGAGTGGACCGGCAGCCGGCACCCGCAAGGCACGCCGGTGTTGTGGTGGCGCAGTCACGCAGAGACGGCGTACCGGGCGGTGTTCCGCGTCCACTACCAGCGCGAGCCCGAGGGGAACATCACGCACGCGCCCGCGTGCGAGCGCGAGCACTGCGTCGCCGGCGCTCACCTCGAAGACCGCGTTCTGCGCGCGCAGCGCAAGGCCCGCGAGAACGGCGGCTCGTGATGAGCGCGCGGCCAGACGTCAAGCCGTACGCGACGTACGTCGCCGGGATCGATCTCGTCGCCGTCGACCGCGTCCTGAAGGGGACGCTGCACCACTCCGCCCTGTCGCCCGAGGAACGGCTGTACGCGGCCCGGAACTCGACCGGCTCGGCGAAGTCCGTCGGGCGCGCGCTCGGCGTCACCGAGAAGACCATCATCCGGTGGCGCGAGGCCGGCGCCGACGGCGAGACCCGCGAGGACGAGGGGACGTCGTGATCGAGGCACTCAAGGCGACCGCGCTCATGCTCGGCCTGGCCGTCGACGCGCTGCTGTCGGTGTTCTGGTGGTGGGGGCCGCTGCTGCTCGCCGCGCTCGCCGTCGCCGCCTGGCGGTCGCTGCGCCCGACCGGCACGCACCGGCTGCCGCGGCAGACCGCCACGACGACCGGCGACGACGCCCAGACGCCCCCACAGGCGCCGACGGGCGGCGACTGGGACACGATGCCGCTCACCATCGCACAGGCGCCCCAGGCGCCCGCCGAGGGCGCCGAGCAGGCCGACGGCTGATGGGCCGACCGAGCCGCTACGCGCCCGACACCCTGCCCCGGCCGAACGACTGGAGGGACGACGCCGCCTGCCGCGAGGAAGACCCGGCGATCTTCTTCCCGAAGGACTTCGGCCGGGCCAAGGCACAGCTCGTCGCGAACGAAGCGAAAGCCGTATGCGCTCGCTGCCCCGTCATCGAGCAGTGCCTGCGGCACTCGCTCGACCGGCACGAGCGCGACGGCGTGTGGGGCGGCCTCGACGAGGACGAACGCCGGGTACTTCGGCGCAGGTTGCAGCGGCGCGCCCGGCGGCGCGCTGCTCGCCGCCAAAAGGAGGACGGCCATCCATGCCGCCCAGGCAGAGAAAACCGCCGCCGCCGCTGCCCGAACTCGCGCCGGGCCAGCTCCTCGACTGGACCGCCCGCTCGCACTGGGGGAGGGACGAGCGGCCGTGCCGGTACTGCGAGCGGCTTACTTACCTGCGCGACGAGCAGGGCAAGCCGGCTCACAAGATGTGCGCCGAAGAGGACGGCGTCAGGCGCGGCGCGAAGACGATGCGCGCCTACCGAGCCGGGAAGGTCGCCGCTCGGTGACTGCGGGGCCCGACGGGGGCGGCGGGTGCTGGTCGGCGAACTCGCGGACCGCCGCGTCGCTGTATCCGTAGACCCGGCCAAGTGCCTCGTGGTCGTCCGTCTCAGGCGCCGGCTCGCCCCACTCGACGACGTGACAGGCGCTCGGGCACGTCGACCAGCGCACCCGCAACGCGGGGAAGCCGTCGCGCCCGTCGAGCGCCTGGCGTAGCGGCATGACCGCCGCCGCGTCGCTGACGCTGATGTACCCGCCGCGCCGCTCGCCGCCGACCGGCACCGCGAGATAGCCGAGCCGGTCGACGACGACCACCACCCCGGCGGCGACGAGCAACGGGTCCGCCAGTCGCTCGCGGTACCAGGACGCTTCCCACTCGTCCCGCTCGTCGGCGGACCGCACTTCGACGGCGGCGCCCTGGTCCTGGTTCACGAGTCACTCCTGAGCGTGCAAAGGGGGGGAACGCCCGTGTCCGGGATCGGACCGGATGGCAGCCGACGCGGCCGTTTGTTCTTCGCGATTCGACTGCGGGTCACGGGCCCTCTGCCGGACACTCGCTGTCCCCCCATTTGAGGATCGCCCAACCGTGGGGCGACACCGGCAGAGACGACGTCACCGGCCCGCCCGCCACGGGGGGAGCGGACGGGCCGGAGCTTCACCAGCGCATGCCCATCATTGCCGGTGCTCAGCCCAGGTCCGTGCGGCCGCATGCAGCCTGTGCGTCCACTCGTCCGGCCGGTCGGCGCTCGCGATCGCCTCCCACAGCCGGGCTTGAGCCTGCGCGAACGCGTCGACGGCGCGGACCGGCGTGCCGCTCCAGGCCGGATGCCGTCCGGCCAGTTCCTCAGCGCTCGACACGTCGTGCCCCGAGGCGAGCAGCCAGATCACCCACAGCGCCGGATCGACCCAGGAAGCGCCGCGCGAGGCCCACGCCCAGTCGACCAGCCGCGCCATGCCGTCGACGATCAGGACGTTGTCCGGATTCCAATCGGTGTGCAGCAGGCTCGCCCCGCCGAACAGGCGGGCCTCTTCCGGGTCGCCGACGTGCCCGCCCATCCGCGCCGGCATCGTCTTGAGGTCGACCGACGACGGCGCGACGAGCGATGCCAGGCGCCACATTGCCTGAAGGACGAGTTCCAGGTCAGGGGAGCCCGGCGAGTAGTCGGCGTGCCTGCCGCCGAGGTCCTCGAACCCGAGCAGGTTCCATCCGCCTTGCTGGATGTGCCACCGCAGGGCGGGGGCAAGGCCGCCGGTATGCGGGTTGACGTCGGCCTCGCGCTGCTGCGTCCACACCCGCGGGTGGTCTTGGCCCAGCCCCTTCACGAAAACCGTGCCTCCGGCGAGGTGTAGGCGAGCGGCGATCTCGCTGTTGTAGCCGGCCGAGAGCATCTCGACGTCGAGCACGGGCCCGGCGACGGCTTCGATCGCCTTGAGCGCGTCAGCGGGAATTTCGGTCAGGCGGTGCGTCGGCAAGGAAGTGCTCCAGTAGGCAGATGGGTCGGACGTGCTGAGGGGCGGCGAGGTGGGACGGCGGAGCGCCGTCCCACCTCGCCCTTACGGGTAGGTCAGTTGTACGGGTTGTCGTCGCCGCAGCCCGGCAGCGTGTCGGCGGTCAGCGCCTCGACGTCCTCGACGAGCACGACCGCGTCTCGGTCTTCCGGGACCGTGGCGGGGATCGGGGCGATGTCGACCATCACAGCGGCCATGAAAGGTCACCTGCTTCCGTGTTGACAGTAGTGGTGTAGTGGTGCCTTCGCTTGCTGGAAGACCTTCGCCATCGGCCTGCATACCCGACAGGAGTCGGAGAGCTTGCAGCCGCTGCATCCTCCAGTGCGAAGCATGAGGGACTCGGCGATGTCACCGAGTCGGGACAGACCTTCGACGCCTTCGGCGAGAAGGTCGATGTTCGGCTCGCGTCCGACCTTGCAGATTGACGCCTTGCCGAACGGGTTGACGTGGAAGAACGTCACCCCGGCCGGGCAGCCGGTGAACGGGGCCCGGTTGGTGAGGTGCTGTGGCGACTGCGACGGCAGCGGCTCGGCGGTGCCGTGGATCGTCGGCGAGATGTTCGCGTACTCGCGGAACGGCAGACCGAGACTCTTCGCCCACTCGCGCATCGCGTCGACCTCGTGCTCGTTCTCCCGCACGATGATCAGGCTCAGGTCGATGTTCAGGCCGGCGGCGATCGCCGCGTCGACCCCCTGGCGGAACCGGCCGAAAGCGCCATGGTTCCGCGTGACCGTGTCGTACGTCTCCTCTGTCGCGCCGTACACGCTGAGCGACATCTTGTAGGGCGGCCGCTCGACGAGCAGCCGGCGGACGTGATCCTTGTGCAGCCGCGATCCGTTCGACAAGATCTCAAGCTGCATGCCCAGCTCGTACGCGTACGCGTACACCTCGGGGAAGTGCGGGTCGACGAGCGGCTCGCCGCCGGTGAGCTGGAGCCAGATCACCCCGGCGTCGCGGAGAAGCTCCATGACCTTCCGCCAGTCGGCGAGGGGCAGGCTCTCGAATCGCTTCTCGCCGAGGTAGCACATCACGCAGTCGTAGTCACAGCCGAGGTTGAGTTCCACGGTCGCGCGGCTGAACTGGTACGGGCCGGCCGACCGGATGAGGATCGTCTCCGCGGCCGGGCTGTCGTGCAGGTCTACGCCCCACTGCGTCGCCGCGGCACTGGCGAGCCAGGACGGCACCGCCTGCTGCTCGGCTACCGACGTCGAGATCTCACTGAACTTGCCACTGCCGACCCGGATAGCCTTCGGGCTTCCCGGACGCAGGACGAGGTTGGTACCGCCGAACGGTGCGGCGATGAGGGTATGCACGGCGCGATTCCCTTCCACGGGGTTCTGTACGAGCGCACGAGCGAGGGCAAGAGCCGGCCCCCCGCCAGGGGGACGTCGAGGGGCCGGCTTTCCCGCGCGGCCCGTCTTGCCTGGCCGTCGCCGCGCGGGAGTCGTAGACCCGCCCCGAGCCGCCGTATGGATGCGGTCCGGCGACCCGGGACGGGCGTTGCTGCCGACGAGGCCGGAGGCGAGGCGCAGCACCCCGACCCCGCCGGCGTCTCGGTGCGGCTCCGGCTCTCCACCGCCGGGGGAGTGGAAGCGGGAGAGCCGGAGCCTGAATCCCGAAGGCGCGGGCCTAGCGCGTTCGGGAGTCTTCGGCCCGCGGCACGACGAGCAGCCAGCCGCCGGGATCACAGGCCACGGCCTCCGCCTCCTCGTCGTCGCCCGGAGCGAGGTCGCCGGGGCGGTCGAGCACCGCCAGCACGGCGCGTACGACGACGCCGAGGTCTTGCAGCCGGGTCGCCGCCTTCACGCGCGGCGCCCGCTCGTCGAGGACCTCGTCGACGTGACGCAGCACAACCGCCGTCAGCGATTGCATGTTCTCGCCCATACGCGGCACGAGCGCGGCCAACTGCGGGCTGAGCTCCCGGACGTAGCCCTCAAGTTCGGAGGTCAGTTGCGCGACCTCCTTCGGGGTCGGCGCAGGGTTCCACAGCGCGTTTTGGCATGCCTCGCGCATCCTCGTGCTGACGCCGTTCATGCGGCGACCGCCAGCTCGGCGAGGAGTTCGTCCATGTCCAGGACCCGGAACGACGACAGGCGCCGTACGAGCTGCGAGGCGAGCGTTCGTGGAGCGCGCGGGTCGTCGAACTTCACGGGCTCGTCCGGCGTCTCGACGACTTCGACGGTCCCGTTCGGCCCGAAGCCGTAGACGGTCCCCACGACGCCGTACAGAGGGGCACTCCCCGCGAGGAAGACCGTCGGGTTCTCCTCCATGTGCGGGCACAGTTTCGCCGCCGTGCGGACGTGCCGAGCGCATACGGGCGGCTGCCACGTCGAGATGACCGGCGAGGCAGGGTCGTAGTCCTTCGGCCCGGCAAGGAAGATCATCCCGAGCGGGGTCCGCGCCGGTCGTGTGCAGATCTGACAGCGGTTTCCGAGCATCGTCACCATCTGCCGGTACGGGTGCACGAACTTCCATTGCGGCTCGCCGACAGGCATCCCGTCGTCGTCCATGCTGAACGTGCACCGGGCCCACAGCATGTAGCGCAGCGGCCGGTCTCGGGGGTCTTCGTCGCTGTAGAACAGGCGGAGAAGGTTGGTGCCGCTGCGGCGCAGGAGGTAGAGGTTCGCCGATGCGGCCTCTTCGCCCTTGCGCTGGGTGATGAAAGGGATCACGCCCTGCTCGCTCGAACTGCTCACGGCGGCGCGGGGAAACTGGATCACGCGTACTCCTTCAGGCATCGGATGGCGCCCAGCCGTTCCAGTAACTCGTTCACCGACCACGCCATCCGGCGCAGGTGTCCGACGGCCCGCCAGTGGTCGCCGGGCATGTCCTCGGCGCGCACCTCGCGCGCCCGCTCGATCAGTTCGGCGGCCTGGTCGTCCTCGTCCGCCTGGTTCGCGACGGCGATAGCGACGAGCCGCATCAGGTGGCCGCGCATGCGCTCGGCGAGTTCTTCGACGTCGTCCTCGGGCGGGATCACGTCGTCGATGACCGCGCCCACGTCGTCGAGCAGCGCGTCGCCGTCGAAGGCTGTCCAGCGCCGAACGGCCGCTAAGACGTTGGTGACGGCGTCTGTGTCGAGCGTGGGGGTCCATGGGGGGACGGGGTGTGTCCATCGCGGGATGGTGGCCGCCGCGCTCACTTCTGCGCTCCCGTCGCTAAGGGCAGCGTGCACCAGGTGCATGCGCCGGCGTCGAGTGTTCCCCACGTGCCGCGGCGTTCGGCTACCAGGGCGTCGAGCAGCCACAGCCCCCGGCCGGACTCGTCCGACGGCTCGGGCCGCTTCGCCTCGGCCTTGCCGGGCATGCCGTCTCGTACCTCGATGCGCAGACTGTCGGCCTGCACGACGAGCGACAGGGAGATCTCCCAAGTGCCGCTGTGCATGAGCGCGTTCGTCAGCAGCTCCGAGACGATCACCAGTACGTCGTCGGCCATCGCTTCCAGACCGACCAGCTTGAGCCGGGCGGCGGTGAGACGGCGCATTGCCCGTACGCGTCGGGCGTCCTCGTCGCGGGGCAGGCGCTCGCCGTTGCAGGGGACGACCGCGAACGATGCGGTCATGGCGTCGCAGCGGTGGGGGGCCGGGCGGCGCAGGTCTACAGCAGTCGTTGTCATCACGTCCTCTTATGGGAACGCGGAGCCGACAACGGGAGCGGTGCAGGGCTCGGCCTGCGGACGCTACGCAAGAGGTGTAGCAGGGGGGCACCGGCTGCGGCGCGTCGACGGGTGCGCCACTGGTCCGGGAAGCGGTTGTTCGTCATGGTCGGCTCCATGTCGAAAGTCCAGTCCCGACATCGTGGCGGCACGACAAGGCCCCAACTATCAAGAGTTATTGATAGTTGGGGCCAAGGGGTGACCGAGCGTCAGGCGCTACCCGTGCGCCGCGCTCAGCCAAGAGCCGTACGACAGGAACGACTCGGGCAGACGTCGGTACGCGGCCTCAAGACCGGCGTACGTCTCCCGCACCGTCGGGTGGTACTTCGCCTGCTGCGGCGCCGTCTTCCGAGCGAGAACCAGGCTCTTGAACGACTCGTCGATCTTCCCCGTCCACATCTGCGCCCGAGCGACCTCGGCGTAGTGGTGGCTCGTCCGCGACTTGGGCCAGTCCTCGGGGATCCGCAGGTCCGACGTCACCTCAACCGCCTTGCTGTACTCGTCGAGCTCGGCGAGCACCGACACGCGATGCACCTTCACGTTGGTCGGGCCGAAAGCGAGCCAGTGCACACGCACCGATTCGCCGGTCGTACCGGCGATCCGCTCGGCCTCCCCGAGGTGCGAGAGCGCTTCGGCCTTGTTGTGCGCCCGGCCGGCCATGACGGCCGCCCCTAGGTGGAGTTGCCCCGTGACGACCTCTCGCTCACGGCTCTCGTCGGCCTGCTGGAGCGCCGACAGTCCGAGGGTGACGAGACGCTGCCCTGTGCGGTACTTGCCCTCACGCAAGTACGTCAGCGCCCGCAGGTACTGATACATGCCGCCGAGCACGGCGTCCGAGCCACGCTGCGCGGCCCACTCCATCCGAGCGAGCGACAGCTGAGCCAGATCCGGAAACCCGAGCTTGGCCGCGACGTCGTACGCGGTGCGGTAGAACGAGGCGAGCGTCAGCCATCCCTCGGTGCTGCCGCTCAGGTGCGCCGCCGTCGTCGCCTCCTCGATCAGGCCGGCGACGCTGCTCGCCGCCTGCTTGATCTCCCCGGCACGGACGGCCGCGCACAGGGCTTCGGCGTCGTCGTGCAGGTCGACGAGACTGCGGGGGCGGATGTCCGGATCGGGGCCGAGGTCGTAGACGTCGAGCGCATGGCGCACGGGGCTTATCAGCACGTCGAGTTCGTCGGCGCGCAGCTCGGTCGCGTAGGGCTGGCCGACGACGGTCGCCACCTCGACGCGGATCGCTCGGGCGAACGCGGCGATCACGTGGGGGGTGGCCGGGATGACCCCTTGCTCCGTTTTCGTGTACGTGCTGTACGGGATCCCGGAGAGCTCCGAGACGGCCCTTTGGGTGAGGTGGCGTTCGCGGCGAAGGCGTCGCATTCGCACGCCGGTGTGGTCTTCGGGCAGAGCGTGCATACTGGCTCCTGTTCTGCTTCGACACCAGAACAGTACCCGCGGTCGGCTTCGTGGGTCACGAACGAGCCCCGCTCCCCAGGGAGTGGGGCTCTTCGCCTTCCCGCGCACGTCGACTTTCACCCAGGCCAGTCGCCGTGTCAGTGCTCGCTCGTATCGTGACGTCGTGTCCCCCTCGACCTGCCCGAACGGGTGCCGCTGCCCTGCCCTGGACGACGTCAACGCCCGTATACGCGCCCTGATGGGTGAGCCCGCGACACCGGCCCGCGCCGAGCGGTACCGGCTGCTGCTCGACCTGTGGGGGGACCTCACGCGCGGCGACGTCGAGCCGGCCGCGTGAAGCATGCCGCCCCCGCCCGGTAGCCGGACGGGGGCGCAAGGTCCAAAGATCAGCGCAGCCAGACGCAATCGGAAAAGGACACGACCACGGTAGACGGGGGCACTGACACGACCGGTCAGCGGCCGGGGTGCGCCTGGTCGAAGTGGTCCGTGATCGCCTGCTCGACCCGCAGCCGGAAGGCCTCGGCGCGCGCGTTCGCGTGCGCGGTGAGCGCCTCGTCGAGCCGGTCGAGGTCGGCGGGCAGGACGAGCGGCTCTGTCGCCGCGTCGCGCCCTGGGTGCTCGTCGTGGTGCCAGTCGCAGCCGAGCGGGCACCCGAAGCGCATCGTGCCGCCGAGCAGGCCCCGCCGGTCGTCCGGGTACGTCGGCATCGGGATGAGGCTCGGCTCGGGCAACGGTGCCGCCTCGGCCGCCCGGCGTGCCGCCTCGACCTCGGCGAGCAGCTCGCGCGGCGACTTCTGCGGCAAGCGCGCGAGCAGTTCCTCGAGGTCGTCGTGTGCGTCCATGCCGGTCAGCATGGCAGAGCCCCCCGTCATCCCGGAGCGGTGGGACGACGAGGGGCTCAGTCGGAGGGCGTCAGCGCAGGAAGAACCCGGCGACGCCGCCGGCGGCGCCGACGAGGGCGGCGACGGCCCCGAGCGCGGGCAGCGGCCACCGCCGCGTTTCGAGCTCGTCGATCCGTGCCGTTTCTCGCTTCTGCCGCTCGGTCTCGCCCAGTTCCAGCGCGCGGATACGCGCCTCATGGTCGGAGACGTCGCCCTTGATCTCTCGGTTGTCGGTCAGGATGCCGTCGAGCTTCCCGTCGATCCGTGAGACCAGTCGCGACAAGTTCTGTACCTCCTGATACATCTGCCCCGGCGTGATGATCACGTTGGAGTCCTGCGGCGTGCTCATGTGCGGCTCTGGCGGATCAGGTCGGCGATGTCGTCCGTCGGCTTGTACTGCGGCGGCCGGGCGTAGCCGAGCAGCGCGCCGACGGCGCCCTTGAGCCAGACCGGCCCGCCGAACTTCTCGGCCGCCCGCTCGACGAGCCGGAACACGATGTAGTAGGCCCCGGCGACGGCGAGCGTCACAGCCGCCTGCGCGGTGTTGCTGTTGAGCGAGAACCCGAGCCCGGTCAGGGCGACGAGGATCCAGCCGGCGACGAGCGGCACGACCGTACGGAGGATGGAAGGCAGCAGCACGTCAGGACTCCTTGAAGACGAGCGCCGTCAGGACGGCGCTGGTTATGGTGACCGGCACGTTCGACTGGTTCAGCAGCCGCACCCGCATACCGCGGTCCTTCGCGAGCCGCTTCACGAGCGGCACGACGGCGTACGTCCCGCCGGGCGTACCGACGATCTCGTGTATCGAGTGGTCGGCCGCGAGCTCGTCGCCGTTGTACTCGGACATGCGGGCCTGGACGACGTGCCCGACCGGCAGGCCGCTGAACGCCAGGGACACGCTGCCGGTGAACCGGGCGGCACCGCGCACGAAGACGCTGCCGCCGGTCCCGTGGTCGCTCGCCGTGTCGTTCCACTCGGTGGCGAACTCGATCGAGTCCCACTTCCCGGGCGCGAGCGTGTACGGCTTCGCGACCCCGAGGTTCACGTAATCGGGCACGTCGTCCCCTCCCTTGCCGGGCGCGTCGTCGGTGCTGCCGCCGGCCGCCCACGCCCGGAACGCGGCCTCGGACATGTACGCGAGGTTCAGGTCCATTCGCGGACCACTACCGGCGGGGTCGCTGGTGAACTGCCAGATCAGCGGCTTCCGCCCGGACGGGGACGGCGCCGGTCGGGCCTCCGCCTCGGCGTAGGTGTCGACGCTCGCGCCCGGATAGGCGGGGTACCACAGCGGCACGCCGTCGGGTGCCCGGCCCGCCGCGATGTCGTCGGCGCTGGTGTAGACGCCGACGCGCTGCCCGGGGAACGCCTTCTGCACGGCGGCGATCCACGCCGTGGCCCACGCCTTGATCTGCGCCGACGAGCGGCCCGAGTAGTTCCGGCCGTCGCTGTACCGCTCCAGGTCGAGCCAGTGGACGAAGCCCTTGCCCGCCTGCGGCTTGACGGCGTCGATGTAGTTCGCCGCCTCGGTCGCGACGTCCTGGTTCGGCCAGGCGAAGTGATAGCCGCCCGGCACGAGCCCGGCCGCCTTGATGCCCTGCACGTGCATCGCGAACCGGGCGTCGCGCGAGCGCATGCCCTCGCTGGCCTTGGCGAAGGCGAAGACGGCACCGGCCCGCTTGTGCGCGGCCCAGTCCTGTGCGCCCTGGTACGCCGAGACGTCGAGACCCCGGCATGTCGTCGCCATGGATCAGCCCTCCGTCGGCGGCGTGTAGCCGGACAGGGTCGCGGCGACGGCCGGATCGAAGTTGGCCGCGATCAGCGCGTCGTACGCGCTCTGCTTCGCCGCGGTCTCCGCCGCCCGGACGTCGGCCTGCCGCTCGGCGAGGGCCGCCTCGATGGCTGCCTTCTTCCTGGCGTACTCGTCCGCCGTCAGCAGCGTGACGCCCTGCGGGTGATCTGGGTCGGCCGCCGTCGTCACGCGCTCGGCGACCGCGCCGTCCGGGTACTCGTAGTAAAAGGTCTGCTCTGCCATGGCCTGGACTCCTGTCAGTTGAACTGGGGCGTCCAGAACCACGCCCGAAGGGACTTCTGGATGCGGGTGATCGTCGCTCCGCCGCTGCCTCGACCGGCCTCGACGTTCATCGTGATCGTGCGCGTCTCCCCAGGGTTGAGGGTGAGCACGGTGATCTTGTTGTCCTGGGAGTGGGTGGCGAAGATCGTCCCGCTTCCCTGGTTGCCGAGATAGTTCATGTCGTCGCCGTCGATACTGGCCATGGCGCCCGAGTTCGGCGGCAGCGTGAAGTCGAGGTCGACCTCGCGGAACAGGAAGCCGAGCGCGCGGCGGCACGGGTCCGGGTTCGTGACAGTGATCGAAATCGTGTCGATCACCTGCGACGCCGACGTAGGCACGGGGAGGGGCGTCGACAGGGCCGTGGTCTGCTGGTTCCCCTCGAACTCCCCCCAGACCGGGGGATCGGTGTGCAGCTCGCCCGTTGCCGGGTCGCAGTACACGCCGCCGCCGTTCGCGCCGATGTCGCACGTGAACGGCCACGTCTGGGTGTTCGCCGTGAGAGGGTTCGCCGCCGACCCGTCGCCCGTGATGCCGCAGCCGGCGGTGACGTTCGGGTCCGCGCCGACCACGTACGGGTTGGCCGTCGAACCGGCACCCGTGACGGTCGCGCCGGGCCCGGCGATGACGACGCAACTGCATTGTCCGCCGCCGCACTTGCAGCTTGCCATGAGCCCCTCCGAAGGAGTGGAGTCCATAGCCCGGCCCAGAACCAGCAGCGATGACAGTGTATGAGGCGAAGCGGCGCCCTTTGGGGCCTCCGCCCTGGTCAGTCGAGGTCGACGAGCGGCGTGTACCCGGACAGGCGTCGCGCGACGGCGTCCGGGAGGATCGCGGCGAGCGCGACGTACGCGACGTGAGCCGCTGCCTGATCGGCCGCCTGCTGCGCCGCCTCCGCCGCGGCGCGCCCCTGCTCGATCACGCCGAGCACGGCCGTGTACTCCGCGACGTCCAGCTCGACCGCGCCTTCGGGCAGGGACACGCTCACGCCCTCGGTCAGCGTCACCTCGCGAAGCCGGCCGTCGGGAAGCTGGTAGTAACGCGTCGTCGTCGTGATGGTGGTGGTCTCGTCCACAGCACGGGCCCCGATCAGCTCAGAGGGATGGAGAACAGCCACACCCGGATCGTGGCTTGGAAGCGGGTGTACGTCGCGCCGCCGCCGCCCCGGCCGAGCGTGATCGCCAGGTTGATTGCCTGGGTCGCACCGGCCGCGATGACGCTGTTGTGCATCACGTTGTGCTGCCCGTGCCAGGCCGTAATGGCCGTGCTGCCCGTATTCTTCAGGTAGTTCAGATCGTCGCCGTTGATCCCCGACATGGCCTGCCCGCCGTCGGCCGGGAGGTTGAAGTCGACGTCGAGGGCGCGGTGCACGATCACGAACGCGTCCCGGCACGGGTCCGGGTTGGTCAGGGCGACGCTGATCGTGTCGATCGTCGTTTCGTTGGCGGGCACCGCGCGAGCGGCGAACGAGTCGCCGAGGTTCACCTCGCGGTACCGGGCCTTGAACGGCGGGTCGGTCATCAGCTGGCCCGACGACGGGTCGCAGTAGACGTCGCCGCCGTTGGAGGTGATGTCGCACGAGAACGGCCACGTCGCGGTGTTGGCGCGCAGGGGCGCGCTCGCCGACCCGTCGCCGCGCAGCCCGCATCCGGTCTGGACGGTCGCCGCGCCCGTCGGCACGTACAGGCCGTTCGCGTCGATGACCAGGTTGTTCCCGGGCGTGCTCGACACGTCCGCGCCGATCACGCCGGTCGCCGGGTCGAAGGCGATTCCCGGACCGGCGGACAGACAGCCGCGGACCTCGTCGCAGTTCGTGACAGCGGTCACGACGTACGGGTTCGCCGTCGACCCGCCGCCTGTGACGATGGCGTTATCGCCCGCCTGTACCACGCAGTTGCAGCCGCCGCCGCCGCACTGACACCTGGCCAAGACGACCACCTCTCGGGGTGCGCTCGTGCCCGGCCCAGAACCAGCGGCTACCGCTCAGTCTAGGACGCGGCAGCCGGCGGCAGATCAGCCGTAGAGGTGCACGATCACGCGCCCGTCGCCGCCCTTTCCGCCGTCGACGGCGCCGCCGAAGGAAAGCGCGCCGCCCGCTCCCGCGCCGAAACCGCGGTTCCCGAGCCCGTTGCCCTGCGAGGTGCGGCCGAGCCCGCCGGTGCCGAGGAACGAGTCGCCGCCGAAGCCGGCCATGCCGAAACTGCCGTTCAAGCGGATCGCCGACCCGGAGGCGCCGCCGCCGATCGCGAAGTCGCCCGTGCCCGCTGTCGGCCCCGCGATGCCCTGGGAGGTGCTCGCGGTCGTACCCGACGGCATGTTGTTGGTGCCGCCGCTCCCGCCGTTCGCGATGACGAGGCTGCCGAACGACGACGGTTCGCCGTCGCCGCCGTCCGTCGTGGATGTGCCCGCGGCGCCGCCCGTCCCGACCTTGATTGGCACCGACGCCGGGAGCGCGGACGCGTCAATCAGCGACTTCGAGTAGCCGCCGCCCGCACCGCCGGGCCGGACGATCGCCTCGCCCGTGTCGGCGTTCGCGCCGGCCGATCCTCCGCCCGCGCCCTGCACCTCGACCTCGACGCGCGCGAGCCACGGATAGTTGGCCTTGTTGAACGTGTACGTCCCGGCGCTGAAGTAGAGGGTCTGCCGCAGGCCCTGCGTGCCCGGCTTCAGGCACAGCTCACCCGTGGACGAGTTGACGGTGAAGTACGTGTCGCAAGCACAAGCGCGCGCCATCGGAACCCCTCGGGGAATCGCACGTGCCCGGCCCACAACCAGCGGCGACGATCAGCTTACGGCCGTCGGCTCCGCACCCGTCTGCCATCCTGTCGAGCCGTCCGTCGAGCAGCAGGAAGGACCCGCATGGACGCCATGGACGTGCTCGCCGCGTACCTGAGCGAGCGGTATCAGGAGGAGATCGAGGCGCAGCAGGGGCGCCGCCGGTTCGTGCCGAGCATCTTCGACGGGCACGACGTCGAGATCGTCTCGGAAGGCGACGCCCCGACGTTGCTCCTCGACGGCTACCCGTACCCGATGGAGGAGTACATCAGGACGGCGACCGTGCCTGACGCCGACCCGGCCAGGCTCGCCGAGTTGCACGCGAAGTTGCAGCTCGTCGACTGGTCGGCGTGGCCTGGCGGCGGGCCCGAGGCGCGCGACGGCTACGAGCACGCCCTGCGGCTCCTGGCGGCCCCGTACGAGCGCCGCGAGGACTTCCCCCGAAGCGAGCACGGGGCGCCGCCCTGGGGCGGCCGACAGACGCGCACAGGCGCGCGGCAGGGAGACCGGCGGGCGCCCGCCGGTCACTGATCCCCGGCCGGCTGCCCGATCGCCGTGAGGTGCACCTGTACCCCCGCCTGCGCGGGCACGAGCGGCAGCACGCCGAGCCCGAGCAGCGGCTGCGTCTGCCACACGCGGACCGCGACGCTCGTCGCCGTCACAGCCTCCAGGGCGACCGTCACCGTGCGATCGTCGGCCGGGTTGAGGTCGACGGCGAGCGCGCTGACGACCGGCGCGGCAGCGAACGGCACGGGGAACGTCCACACCGCGCGGCCGTCGCTGCCCGTGGTCGCGACCGCCGCGGCAGGCGACGCGCCCGGCAGTCCCGGCGGTCCCGGCGGGCCTGGTTCGCCCTGCGGCCCGGCCTCGCCCTGCGGGCCTTGCTCGCCCTGCGGTCCCTGACGTCCGCCCTTGCGGCTCGTACGTTCCATGTCGCGCAGCACGCCGCCGAGCGGATTCCCCGGCAGCGTCCGCGAGGCCGGTCCCCTGTACGCCATTACGCATCGCCTTCCGCGCTGACGGGCCCGAGCTGGACCTGTACCGACTCGCCGTCGCCGTCGGCCGTCACGTGCAGACCCGTGATCTTCATACGCTGCGAGACGTTCCGGCACGTCGTCGTCGTTGCGAGGTCGATGCACCAGCCCGGCACGATCCGCGTGACGTCGACCCCCGCGTCCGGCGACAGCGTGACCTCTTGCGTGTCGATGTAGACCGGCACGGGCAGAGAGGCGTTCAGCCGCGACTGCGCCGCCGCGGTCGCAGAGTCGTTGTCCTTGATCGAGGTGTCTTGGATGCTCCGCTCGATCAGCCCGTAATACGGGTGGACGCCGCCGGCGACGCCCTTCACGCCGCTGTCGTCGCTGCCGTAGACGATCCACCGCGTGGCGAGCGCCGTCCCGTCCTCGGCGACGCTCAGGCCGTCGGGAAGGTCGGCGTCCGTCAGCAGGCCCACGCTCGCGCTCCAGTCGTCGGGGAGCAGCAGGATCGAGTTACCGACGGCGGTGAAGTCGAGGCCGGTGTCCGCGAGGTCTTTCAGGTGGTCGCCGGTCTGCCCGATGTCCTCGGTGTACTCGCGTGAGCCAGACACCCCGGACGGGGCGAGGACGTTCACCGTATGACCGGGGTCGTCGGGAAGGAAACCGTCCTCGATCAGCCACGTCGCGATGTCCGTCAGGTCCGTGTTCGTGAACGCCTTCGACTCGTGCGGCGTACGCCGGTTGAGAACCGAGATGACGTCGCCCGCGTTGATCTCGAACTGCCCGAGGCTCCATTCCGCCGTCAGGATCGGCCCGCCCCACACGTAGTCGCCGTTCCGGTAGATGTGCAGCCAGTTCCGCCACGAGCGGACGTCGCCGAGCTTCTCGCAACAGTCGAGGTCGGGGACGACGACGACACGGGCCGTGCTCGCGTCGTTCAGCACGCGCGTGAACTCGACATGAGTCACGGTGACGAGGTTGGACAGGATCGCGCCGTCACGGTCCGCGACGACGGCCGTGTACTCCGCGGCGCACCCCAGGCCGGCCATCAGGACGCCCTACCCGACACCGACAGGGACACCGTCGCGTCCGGGGCGGGCGGCACGAACGCGTCCGATTCGATGCACAGGCAGAACGCGGCGCAGTTCAGCACGGGCCAGGTCGGCGGCGAGCCGTTGCGGCCGTAGACCGACGTCGCCGACGAGCACTGCCGGTTGCAATCCAGCGTGGCCCTGCTCGTCTGCCCGTCGAGCAGCAGCTCGCCGCCCGCCGGGACGAAACCGATCTCCCACCGCGCGTAGGGCTCGCAACGCTTCTTCTCGGCGAGCTCGGCACACGTCAGGTTCTCGTCGGCCTCGGTCCGCTGATACAGGCTGATAGACACCCGGCGCAGGTCCTCGCTGCCCGCGTACACATTGATGATCGGCACGTCGTCGATCCACCCGGACCGGTTCGACAGGTCGACCTCGTAACACTCCTGGCTCGTCGCCAGGGACGCACAGAAGCACGTCTCGGGCGCCGTCGGGACCGGCGGGGCGGGCGGCACACACGTCGGATCCGCGCACGCGTCCTGCGAGTCCACACAGTCCGCCAGGCGGCAGCCGCCGCACTGCGGCACCCAGTCGGGAAGCCGGCTGTCGTGGATGCACCACTCGACGCACTCGCCGTCGTCGTCGGTCGGGATGCCCACCGTCAGCAGCGGCACCTCGTCCGTGTACGCCCACGGCGTCGCCGCGGTCAGGGTGAACTCGACGGTGACGACGTCGGCGCCGATCGAGCAGCGTCCGCCGCCGCACGAGCCCGTTCCCGCCCGGCCGGTCACCTTCGGCCCGTCCGTCAACGCCACCCGCCGGTAGGTGCGGCGGTGCGCGGCGTTGAACTCGGCGGCCGTCATGTCCTCGCCCGGACAGCAGTCGTACATCGTGACGCAGTCGCCGCCGCACTGCGAGCCCGTGCAGCCCTGGAGCGCAGCCGCCAGATAGCGCAGCCCGAACTCGACGCCGCAGCACGTCGACCCGAGCAGGATCCCCGAGACGGTGATGTCACGCGGCTGCACGCGCGCCGGTCCGAGCGAGCCGCCGCCCGTGACCGACGTCGTCACCGTGCGCTTCACGGGGAAGTCATCGACGCCGTCCATGGACAGGACGAGGAACCCGGCGAACTCCGCCGACGCCGGATCGCTCGGGTCGTACCACGGTGCCGGCGACGCCGCGTCGTCCGGCGTCGTGTACGGCTCGTCGCCGAGGACGGCGGCCGTGAACGTGTCGCAGGCGCAGATGTCCGACCCGCTGTCGAGCGGCGAGCCCACGGTCCGCAGGTACTCACGCAGACGGGCCGTGTTCGCGATCTCGACACCTCCGACGGAGATGTAGTCAGTCAACAAGGTCGACGCTCCTCGCCTTCGTCTGCTGCTCGCCGCCGGTCACGCGATCCCCGCCTGTGCCAGACGGCGCAGGACGAGCCGCGCGGTCTTCTCGGGGTCCTGTGCCGCCTGAACGGTGAAGTTGTTCGTGACTCCCGCCGCGCTGCCCGTGCTCGCCCGGCGCACGCCGCGGATCAGGTCGGCGACGCTTCCCGCGTCGACGCCCGCCGCGGCGCTGCTCGACCGGGTCAGCGGCACCGTGCCCCCGCCGCCGGCGAGCGTCGGCGTGACCACGGGCGCGGCGACGAGCGAGCCGAGACCGGCGAGCGGCTTCGTCGCGGCGAGCGCGACGACCTGGGCTGCCTTGCGTGTCGACTCCCGCAGCGCGGCGAGCCGGTCGAGGATGCCGAGCTGCAAGCCGTGCCCGGTCTGGTCGCCGATCTTCCGGAACACGACCGACGGCGAGTGGATGCCGAGCGCGGAACGGATCGCCTTCTGCATCGACTTCGCGATCGACAGCATGAGGGCGTCGATGTCCTTTTCCTGCGCCTTGAGACCGGCGAGGAAGCCCCGCGACGCCTGCTTGCCCGCGTCGAACAAGTCGTCGGCCGCGCTCTTGCCGAGCGAGTTCGTCGCGGCGACGAGCTGCTTCTGCAAGCTGTTGATCTGCTTCAGGCTCGCCGTCGACTGGTTCGACAGGAACTCGGCGAGCTGGGCGCCCTGTTGCGGCCCGAGCCCGATGATCTGAGACAGCAAGTCCTTGCGCAGGCCGCGCTTCGCGAGGTCGTTGATCTCCTTCGTGAAGTTCTTGACCTGCGCGATTCCCTGGTCGAGGCCCTCGGTGATGTTGAACAGGCTCACGCCGCCCTGCGTGAGGTTCTGAAGCGAGAACCCCTGCAAGGCGGAGGCGGCCGTGTCCGCCGCGAACTTCTGCGCGTCGGCGATCCGCTTCGCGATCGCGTCTCGCTGGGTTGCGAGCGACGTCAGCTTCTTGTTGCCGTCCGAGATCAGCTTCAACAGCCGGTCGTCGAGCTTGGTGTTCTTGCCCTTGAAGGCGTTCCGGATGTCGGCGGCGATCTTGTCGGTGGTCTGCTTGATCTCCGCCGCGCTGCTGGTCAGGCCGATGACGAAGCCCTTGCCGGTGTCCTTACCGATCGCGATGAACACCTTCGACGGCGAGCCGATCTTCAGGACGTTCTTCGCGGCCTTGATCGCCGAGCCGACGACTTCCTTCGCGGCCGACGCGATGGACCCCGCCATCGCCTTGACACCGGCGATCAGGCCTCGGATCAGGTCGCGGCCCACGGACACGAGCGCCGACCCGGCCCCCGACAGCGCGCCCTTGATCTTCCCCGGCAGGCCCGAGAAGAACGAGGTGAGCTGCGAGCCGGCCGACCTGGCGGCGCCGAGCATGGCCGAACCCGCCGAGCGCAGCACCGACGCCGCCCGGCCCGGCAGGGACGAGAGGACCGACACCGCGCGGCCCGGCAGCTGCGAGAAGAACGAGACGGTCGCCGAGATCCCGGCGGACACCGCCGACTTGCCCGCGTTCAACGCCGACGTGAACAGGCTGACCAGCAGCGAGCCGAGCGAGACGAGCGCGTTGCCGATCAGCCCCGGCACGCGGGTGAACAGCAGGATCACCAGGCCGATACCGGTACCGATGACCGTGCCCACGGCCTGAAGCGCCAGATGGAAGAGGTTGCTCAGCAGCCCCGGCAGCGCCTGCAACGCGGCCAGGATCATCCCCGGAAGACCCTGGAAGAACGTGACGACTGCGGTGAAAGCGGTCGAGATCAGGGAGCCGAGGGCCGACAGGCCCGCCACGATCAGCGACGGCAGATTCGTGATGAACGTGACGACAGATGACAAAGCGGTCAACAGGCCGGTCAGGATGCCGACGACGGCCTGAATGACCGGCACGACGATGTTGATCGCCGTCCACGACACGAACGCCGCAGCGATCTGGAGCACGGGGGCGAGCAGGTTCGTGATCGTCACCAGCAGCGGGGCCAGGGCGGCGACGAGCTGCGCGACCGGCGGCAGGATCGGAACGATCGCCTGCAAGATCGCCGAGAAGGCTTGGACGATGGGCGGCAGGATCGGCAGCAGGGCGTTCGTGAGGGCGGTGATCAGTGGCACCAGCGCGACCGCGACTTGAGCGATGACGTTCGCGACCTGCGTCAGGACCGGGCCGAGGATCTGGAAGACCTGTGCGATCGCCTGGCCGATGCCGGTCGCGAGGGGCGTCAGGGCGGTGACGAGCTGAACGAACGCGTCGGCGAGCGGCGGCAGAATCGGCATGAGCGCGCCAACGACAGCCTGGATGATCGGCTGGAACGCCTGTGCGAGTGTCGAGAGAACGGGCGCGAGGGCGGTCGCCAGGACCGACACGAGCTGCCCGGCGAGCGGCAGCAGCGGGGCCAGTGCGGTGACGACCTGGGCGATCGCCTGCCCGAGCGGGCCCAGGCTGGGGCCGATGGACTCGAAGGCATCGGAGAGGGCGGCGGCGACGGTCTGGAGACTCGGCGCGATCGCCGCCAGGGCGGGCCCGAGCGCGTTGATCAGGCCCGTGATCGCCGGGCCGAGGGTCGAGAAGACGGGGCCGAGCGCGGGCGCGATCTGCCCGAGCTGGCCGACGAGCGCGGACAGGATCGGCCCGAGCTGCGCGGCGATCGTCCCGATCGTGCCGAAGATCTTCCCGATCGCCTCCTGTCCCTGCGCGGACTGGACGAACTCGCGGAACGCGCCGGTGATCGTCTGGAGGTTGTTCAGCAGCCCGCCGCCCGCCCCGGACGCGGCGGAGAAGACGCCCGAGATGATCGCGCCGACGTTCGACGCGATCGCGCCGAGCTGCTGAAAGACACCGACCGCGCCCCGGACGGCGTCGACCGCCCGGCCCGACGCGGCGAACTCCGACAGGAACGTCCCGAACTGCGCGCCGGCCTGAGCGATCGCGCCGCCGACCTGCGAGCCGAACGCCTTCGACACCGCCGCGGCGACGTCGAGGAAGCCCTTCGCGAGCGGCGCGACGACCGCTTGAAGCCCCGACGCCGCCTGCGTCGTGCCCTGGATGATCTGCCGCAACGGCGCGACGGCCTGCTGAGACGCGGCGAACTTCAGACCCTCGTCGGCGGCCTTGCCGAACTCCCCGGCCAGCCCGGCGAGCTGCGTCCGCAACGGCAGCAGGTTCTTGATCGCCGCGCCGACGTCGCCCGAGAACTGCCGGAAGAACGCCTGTTGTACGGACTGCTGGACCTTCGACAGCTCGGGCTGGAGCGCCTTGACGGCGAGGACGGCCTTCTGTGCCGCCGGAGCGAGCTTGTCGAGCGCCTCCTGAAACGCCTTCGCGTCCCCGGAGAACGCGGCGCTCAGGGCGTCCCCGACGCCCAGGACGGCGAGCTTGAGGGTCTGGAGCGAGATCTGTACGCCGGCGACCGCTGCGGGGAAGGCGGCGATGATCCCGGCGGCCGGGGCGAGCGCGGCGACGAGACCGGCGACGCTCTGCGCGGCGCTCGCCGCCGCGATGCCGATAGCCCCGAATTTGAGCAGCCCGCCGAGCGCGGTCCCGGCCCGCTTGCCGATGCTGCCGAGACTGCTCGTCAGGCTGCCGAGAGCCCTGGTCAGCCGGTTGCGGTCGACGTCGACCGGCACACGCACAGTCGGCGCGTTGTGACGGCGAAGCGCGTCGTTCAGCCGAGACAGATCCGGGTCTACCCGGATGCTGATCGGCGGCAGCCCGCGCAGGTCGCGCTCCAACTGCCGCCGGAAACGAGCGGCGTCCGCCCGCGCCTGGACGGTGACGGCCCCGAGCCCCCGCAACTGCGACCGCAGCCGAGCAGCGAAACGAGCGACGTCCGGTTCGACGCGGACTTGAGCCGTGATCCCGCGCAGTGCCCGGTTGACCCGCGCCTGAAAGCGGGTCGTGTCCGGGGCCAGGGTGACGTTCGCCGTCATCCGCCGCGTGACCCGGTTCAGCCGGGCCCGCAGCCGTGCCTCGTTGACGCCGATGTCGACGGTCAGGCCGCCCGTGCTGCGAAGTGCGGCCTGAAGCCGGGTCCGGAAAAACTGCGGATCCGCCGTGACCCTGATCGAAGTGTCCAGGCCGCGCAGGTCGGCGGCGAGCTGCGTACGGAACCGGGAGGTGTCCGGTTCGACGCGAACGGAAACGGCCGCCGCCCGCAGGCCGCGCTCGATGTTCCGGCGGATCTGGTCGCCGGTGTTGCGCGTCGCCCTGTCGAGGGCCTGCTGAATGCGTTGCCCGAGGTCGCGCGCGTCGCGGAGGGCGCCGCTGTCGTCGAGCGTGATCGTGATCCGAGCGGACCCGAAATCCTCGCTGTCGCCGGCTGGGGTGGTCACCGGGCACCCTCACGAAGTCGTGAACGGTGCCCGGCCCATAACCAGTCGGCGAGCAGCAGCGCCGGGGCGCTGCCGTGATCTCCAGATTATCCGCTGCGCCGGCCCGTGAGCCGCGCGTCCTCGCTCGCGACCTGGGACATGAGCGCCCGAGCGGCGTCCAGGCTCAGGCCTCCGCTCGCCGGTCGCGGCCGGCTCGTGCCCGCCGTCTGCCTACGAGCGGCACGCGGCGGCGGCGCGTACAGCTTCGCCCGGTTGCGCTGCCTCGCGGCGTCGTCTTCCGCCGCCGCGCTCATGGCGGCCTCGGCGGCGTTCAGCATGCGCCTTAGCGGCCACGCGTGCGGGTCGACGCCTTGGAGGGCGAGGCTCCCGTCCCACGCGTTCCACTCGGCCTCGATGCTGTCGCAGATGCGGAAGACGACGTAGTAGGGCGGTCGCCACCCCCGTACAGCTCGACGACCCATTCGAGGAGTTCGACGATCACGCGCGTCGGAAGCCGCAGCTCGTCGACGACGCGCCGGCCCGGCTTCTCTGCCGCGGCGGCCTCGGCCTCGCCCAGGTCGTCGTACGACGCGAGGACGTCGCCGGTCGAGTCGACGACGTTCAGGCGGAGGAACAGCGCCGCCGACGCGGGCAGCATCTGCCGGGCGAGGAACACCCGCAGCGCGCGAACCGTACCGCGGACGACCTTCGGGTCCGCCTCGGCGAGGTCGTCGAGGTCGACGCCCTGCGCCTGCTGCGCGTCGCGCATCTCGGCGTACGCGTCCATGAACTCGTCGCCCATGACTTCGGGCTGGAATTCGAGCTCGGTCTCGCCGATCTCGGCGACGTGTGGCTGTGTGTTCAGGGCAAAGGACTTACGCACAGGTGTATCCCTGTCTCCCGCTCCTCGCCCGGCCCACAACCAGCAGCGCACCCCCGAGGGTAGCCGCTGGTCGCGGCGCCGAGCGCTCGACGGCTCGGGTCAACGGCCCATGCGCAGGGCGCGCGCCAGGAAGTTGTTCGCGCGGGTGCCGGGGTGGTGGACTTGCCTCGCGAAGACGACGCGGCCGCCGGTCTCGAAGCGCAGCATCGCCCGTCGCCGGGGGTTCCTCGCCGACCGCTGACGGCGGGGCCGGATGATGTGTGGCCGCGTCCCCTTGAGCACGAACAGGACGGCCGGATGGTCGCAGACGATGACGCCCTGAAGTCCGCGCGCCCCCTCTGTGACGTCCCACGAGACGTAGTCGCCCATGCTGCCCGGCGCCTCGTTCTCCGCGATGTTCGCGACGCGCTCGGTCCGCTGCCGCAGCTTCCGCTCGACCGTCCCGCCGCGGCGCCGCAGCAGACGAGCGATCACGTCCGGGTTGACCGTGACCTCGACACTCACGGGTTGACTCCTTCCTCGGGGCACGAGCAGCCGCCCAGTGCCACGGTGACGCGCTGCTCGACGCCGACGCAGAGGCCCTCGGGCCCGATGGTGCGCTGCGCGCCGACGACGAACTTCAGGCCCCGGCGGGCCTCGCCGAGGCCGGGCAGGCAGCAGTACAGGGCGTTCATGACGGTCACGGCGTCGACGTGCAGCACCTGCGCCGCGGCGGCGAGGTCGTCGCACGACGGCGGGCAGCCGTTCTCGTTCGGGCCCGGCGCGCAGCGAAGCAACGTGATAACGAGCTCGACGGCGGTGACCGGCGCGGGCATACAGCCGCGGACGCCCTGCACGTCGTTGGACTGCGTCGGGAAGTCGCTCGACGGGTACACGCGGGCGACGTTGACCGTGAGCTGCCCGCCGGTATCGCCTGTGCACGGGTCGGCGCACGAGTCCCAGGCCGGCGTGCCCGGCACGACGCACGCGCGGCACGGACAGCCGGGCTGTCCGGGGACCTCTGCGGCCGTCTCCTCCAACGCCGCGCACACGCACGCGAGGACGGCCTGCGCGAGGTCGTGAATGGCCGTAGGGCGCAACGCCACGGCGGGGCCTCCTTACGGCCAGGTCTGCGCCCTGGGGCGCCGGAAGTCGGGGGAGTAGACCCGCGACGGCGAGGTCTGCCGGTAGGGGTTGACGGTCGTCAGCCACAGGTCGACGAGCGGCAGGCCGGTGCGCATCTCGGAGTAGATGAGCGTCGGGTCGCTGAACTCCTGCTCGACGCCCTGCCGGCTCAGCCGCGTGACGTTCGCCGGGATCTTGCAGCCGCACGCCCCGCCGCCGCACCCCTTGAGGAAGTGGCAGACGAGTTCGCTGTATGCGGCGATCGCCGCATCGTCGAGCGGCAGCCCGATCCGGTAGTGAACGCCGAACGTGCCCGGCTGGCCGAGCGGCGCCGCCATGCTCTGGCAGTCGGGCCAGCACTGCCCGTCGGTGCGGACCAGCATCCCGGCGTCGTCGACGCGGTACGCCGACGCCGGCAGCGTCACGCCGTCGACCTCGACGCCGAGCACGTCGTACACCGGCCCTTCGAGGCGGACTTCGCACAGCTCGTCGCACGAGCAGTCGGACCGGCAGCCGCACACGCTCGCGTTGCGCCACTCGCCGTCGCTGCCGATGTACGGGATCCACGGCGAGCCGTACGACCAGGACGCGGCGAGCGGCAGCGCGTCGAGGCAGCGCCGACGGCACGGGCGCACCGTGTACGGGCACGACGGCCCCCACCGCCGGCCGGACAGGTTGAACAGGATCGTCGTCGCCACGGACCGCCAACGGTCGATGACCGCCTCGTCGACGCCCTCGGCCGCCGAGCAGCACGACGGATCGAACGGCCACGGCTCACACAAGGGCTGCTGTAGCGCCATCTGCGGACCTCTCGCCGCTGGTGGTTGGGAATGGTGCAGCCGTACGGCGCTCAGGCCGTACGGCTGCCTCACGGCCGCTCGGTAGGCCGTCTACGGTCACGGCACCGCGACGTAGTCACAGGACGGGACCGGCGGCGGCGTGGTCGTGATGAACGTCCGGCGGTGGCAGGACGCATCGAGCGGGGTGAGCATCGGGCCGGGCGTGCCCGCGGCGTCGGCCGGCTGAACGTTGTACGGGCCGACACCCCACGCGCCACCCGCGCGCGTCGAGCCGGTGATCTGGAGCGTCACGGCCTCGCTGCCGATCTCCAGGTCGCCGAGCAGACCGTTCGTGACCCACGGCAGCAGGAAGTAGATCCACTGCCCCTGTGCGCCCGCCGCGCACTGGTCGCCGAGGACCTCGGCCCACAGCTCCAGCGCGAAGCCCGTGTCGCATTTGATCGAGCACGTGTCGAAGCCGATCGGTGCGCCGTCGAACCCCAGGTAGACCGGGTTCCCCGTGAGGATCTCGATCAGCTCCGGGGAGACGCTGAACACGTTCAGCTCCAGGTCGAAACCCTTGAAGGTGGGGCAGCCCTTCTTGAAACCACAGATCTTGCCGTTGGCGGCCTTGTACTCGATGTCGTCGCCGTCGTCGGAGTTGTTGTTCATCGCGAGCGAGCTGAAGCACTCGAAGACGAACCCGTTGTCGGCGCCGGTGATGGGGTTGCCGCACTGGTCGAGGCGTGTGACGCGCATGACGTCGGCGTTGGCAATGAGCGGACAGGACACGGCCGCACCCTCCTGAAGGATCAGAGGGCCCGGCCCAAAACCAGCGGCTCAAGAGTTGAGTTTATCGGTCGGCGATCAGCGCTAAGGGGCCGTCGCCGTCGCGTGAACGGTGACCCCCGCCGCGGGCGTACCCGTGGCGAGGACGCCGATACCGAGGATGGTCACGCCGGCCGCCTGAAGCACGTTGACCGTCGTCGACGTCGCGGTGTTCGCCGAGATCCGCGCGGAGCGGAATCCGGCCCCCGCCTCGACGGCGAGCGCGACGACCGGCGGGCCTGGGAACGCCCCGGCGGGCCAGTTGAAGACGGCCGAGCCGTTGGCGTCCGTGACAGCGGTGGCGCGTTCCTGCCGACGCTGCGGCGCTTCGTAGTCCCCGGCCGTGGTCATCAGATCTCGCGGGTCGACGAGACGAGGAAGTCACTGCCCGCGACGCCGGTGAAAACGTAGGCGTCTTGCAGGCTCTCGCCGGCGTCGCCGCCTCGGTCGACGCCCCACGTGAGCGAGGTCCCGGCCGCGACCGTTACGGCCGGACCGCCTCCGATGGCGACGGTCGGGTTTCCCGTGTAGACGACGAGGGTGATCGAGCGGGCTCCCGCCGGGATCGTGATGGTTCCTACGCCGGGCTGCCGCTGGATCGTGCCGTCGATAACCGGGTTCGCGGGGGCGGCGGGCGTCGAGCAGCGCTGCACGGCCCCCACCGGGACGTACGCCGCACCGTCCAGGGTTGTGTCGACGTGCGTGAGGGCGCCCGTGTCGTCCAAGACGTACCGGCGCAGGAACGCCCCCGCCGTGTCACACAGGATCTCGTACTCAAGATCTGGCCGTCCCGCGACGCTACCGCTGGTTCCTGCCATGAGGATTCCTCCAGGTGAAGGGTCACGCGATGCGCGCGTAGCGCAGGGTGGTTTGCTGGATTCCGCCGGAACCGATACCGGCGACGTCGGTGGTACCCGAGATATCGGTCCGGGCGGCTTCGAGGCGGATCGTTCTCGGCGACGTGACCGCGTACTCGACGCTGATCGCGGCGGAGTCGTTCCACTGCAACGCCGTCGCGGCACCCCCGGCGAACTCGGCGATCTGCACGACGATGGCCTCAGTGAAGGGCACGACGGCGCCCGCGGTGACGTCCCACAGCCGGGCGGCGATGTACGCGTTCTCACCCGTGGTCATGCGGCCGATGTTGCCCCGGACAACCGCGTCCAGGTGGTACGTGCCGGCCGCGGGGAGCGCGAGCGACAACCCGATATCGACCCACGCCCCGGAGGCGGCCGGCATGAGGTCGACGCCTCCCGGCAGGACAGCGAAGCCACTACCGGCGATGCGAAGACTGGCGGCGGTACCGGTCATGAGGGGCTGTCCCCTTCCGGGGCGACCCAGTGGGCCGAGATGTACGTACGGCCGTCGCCGTTGCTGACCACTGAGGCGCTGCCGGACGTACCGAGGCGGTAGGCGCCGAGGCCCACCGTGTCCCCGGCGGCGAACGTGTGCATGAACTGTCGTGAGGCCGTCGCCTGGATCTGCTTTCCCTGGTCGCCCGCAGCTTCGCTGTGGTAGATGACCATGGCTTCCGTGCCGGGAACGAGGGCCCCGTTCTTGTACATACCGGCGACGACACCCGTGTCGATGGCCGCTGCTCCCGGCGCCGGGAGCAGCGCGACTCCGCGCACCTGATAGTTGACCTCCCACACGCCGGCGCGCGGGATGGTCAGCAAAGGCACCTCGGGCACGGTCTCCCAGGCCCGGAGTGCCCCGGTGAGCGTGTGCAGGAAGTTGAGCGTGCCCGTCTGCGCCCACGCCCCGTCGACGAGGTTGAGACTCGCGGCCGTCCCCGTCATCAGTCGCTCACCTTCTGCCAGAGGATGCCCTGCTGGTTGGTGCCGCTGCTCAGGTAGTGCTGGAGGTTGGCGTTGGCCTGCGTCCCACCGTCGCCGGTGGCCCGCAGTCCCCGGATCTCGTACGTCGTGGGAGCCGTGATCGTGACGATGCCCTCACATACGGCGTTCCCGCCGATGGACTTGAGGCCTGTCGCCGGGTTGACCGTGCCGGGCTCGTCGTGGAGAAGCACCGCCCTCGGGCTGCCAGGCACGAACTGGTTCGTGGCGGTGTTGACCCACAGGGCATTGATGGCGGCGATGTGCCTGCCGTTGAAGTTCCACGTGGCCAGCCCGAACACGTGGGCCGTGAGCCGGTAGACGCCCGGCTCGGGCAACACCACCTGGCTGTTCGGCAGGGGCACTTGCTGCCCCAGAGCCGACGTCCGCAGGTCCGCCGTGCCCGCGTTGAGGGTCCCGAATAGCGGGGTGAGTCGTGCCCCAACCGTCCACGTCTCCGGGCACGCCCCGGCGGCCGGTGGCGTCACGTCCACGTCCACGGACCGCGCGGTGCCGACCGCCGTTCCGGGGGCGATGCCCACCACCTCCGTACCCGGCACGAGCAGGCCGCTCGCCGTCTGCGTCAAGGCGTTGCACGCCGCCGGGTCCAGCTTCGGGTCGATGCGGTACGTACGGCCGCAAGATCCCGCCATCAGTCGCTCACCTTCTTGTACCGGAAGTTCAGCGCCCAGACGGCTTGTCCGCTCGTGGTGCCCGCGTCGACGTGCTTCAGGGCCTCGACTCGAATCGTTCTCGGCCCAGCCACCTGGTACAGCGCCGCTGCTGAGGCGTTGCCGTGGATGGTGTGCACTGACGCGGAGGGCGTATCGGCGAAGAGCGTGATGGTCCGCGTGGTGAGCGGGACTACGGCGCCCGCGGTGACGTCGAACAGCCGGGCTTGGAGCCACGCGTTGGTGACGCTGCCGTTCATGACCACGCCGCCCTGGACGTCAGCGATCACCTCGTAGACGCCTGCCTCCGGCAGGGTCAACTGAGCCCCGGTGACAGGGATCCACGTATCGAAGGCGGCAGTACCGAGGCCGACAGATCCGGATGTCTGCCCGGACACTGGCGTGAGGCGGGCACCGACCGTCCACGTCTCCGGGCAGGCCCCTGCGGCGGGAGCAGCCACGTCAACGTCAACGGACCGCAGCGTGCTCACGGCAGTTCCAGGGGCGATGCCCGCCACTTCGGTGCGGGGCACGAGCAGGCCGGCCGCCGACTGCTCCAACGCGTTGCAGGCGGCCGGGTCCAGGCGCGGCAGGACGCGGACGCTACCGCAGCAGCTCCCTGCCATCACTCACCGCCCGCAGGGTCCGGGAGCGGCTCGGCGGTGGGGTCGGGCAGGCTCGCCAGGTAGGCGGCCTCGTCGACCTCCTGATAGCCAAGCTCGGCGTACGGGGACGCGTCGCGCAGGTTGTAGACGACCTGCACCCCGCCGTCCTTCGAGAAGTAGCGCGGGTTCCGGACCGGCTCCGCGCCCTGGTTGGTCTCGTCGCTCATGGCGCGCGTCTCCTTAGCGGTAAGTCCAGTGCAGCAGGTAGTTCGCGGCGGCCGTCGTGCCGACGAACGTCGCGTGATCAAGCGTGGTGTCGTCGTCCTTGGCGACGGACCACGTCATCGTCACGCCGGCCGGGATCGTCACGTTCGCGCCGCTGGACATCGTCACGGCGACGAATCCCGCCAGAACCGTCAGGGTGACGCTCTGCAAGCCGGGGAACTCGGCGGCCAGTTGCTGGTTGGCGTTCCCCGTGACGTTGCGGACACCGGTCAGCACAGGTCCCGGAAGCGCCTCCGCGGCGGTGCACTCCACGGGCGCGACCGGCGTGTACGGCTGGGTGAGGTCCCCGTCGAGGTAGGTACCCAGCAGGGTCGGGGCGGCGCCGTCGCACGGGTCGACGGCCCAGAATTCGGTGTACTGGACGTCGCCGATGCCGTCGCCGTCGGTGTCGTCGCAGCCGCACCGCTCTACCACCTGCTTGGCGCAAGCGGTCGAGCTGCTGCCGGCCTCGCCGGTGCAGGGCGCCACGTTCCAGCCGTCCGGGACGGCGTCCTGCCGCACCCCGTCCTCGTCCAGGTAGTACACCGAGTCGTCGCAGCAGACCATCCGCGTCCAGGAACGCGTCTCGGGACGGAGGATGGTGTACGTCACGATCATGTGCGCGATGACACCGGCCGCGCCGCCTACTGTCTCGTGCACCCGCATGTAGAGCGTGTTCACGCCTGGCTGCGCGCCGGGGATCTGGCCCGGTCCGAAGGTGTACGCGACGCCGTGGCCGTTGTTCGGCGGGTCCGTCGGGTTGAATCCGCCATCGGGGATCGCCTGCCACGGGCCGTTGTTCAGCCGGAACCCGGTGGTGTATTGGTCGGCGTTGAGGACCGTGACCTGAACCTGAATGGAAGCCGGATCAGCGCCCGCCGGCAGGGCGAACTGTGCCCGGCCGATCCAGTCGGTGTTGGTCGCGACGGCCGGGCCCTCACCGGGGAGCGGCGGGGACGACTGGGCGACACCCGAGTCCGGGTGAGGCGTGATCCATCCGGCAGGCCGGTTCGTGTCGGTGTCGGTGATGGTCCACCGGGTCGACGGGTACGCGGTCGGCCGGTACATGTCGTACCAACTCGCATTGGCCGCGGGGCCGAAGTTCGGGTCGTTCAGGGGCAGCCCGTTGGTGTTCGGAGTCCACTTCCACACCGGGTCAACGGTGCCGTTGTAGACCTGTCCGTCGTTGCTGATGAACTCGATGCGCTGCTGCGGGTTCTGCTGGATGCACACCTGGGCCGGCTGGCAGCAGTCACCGCACGTGCCGACCGTCCCGCCGCTGCTCACCGTGTACGGGGTGACGCCGTCCAGGGCGGTGTCTCGGTAGGTGCTCTGCGCGCCGGTCAGGTCGTCGTACACGTAGTGCCGCAGGAATTGATGCACGGTGCCGTCCGCCGCGGTGTCGCACAGGACGAGCGGCTCCACGTCGTAGCGCTGCTCGGGCTCCTGGACCGGGGGCGAGCACTGGGTGACCGCGCCCAGCGGCGTGTACGGCGTGGTGCCGTCCAGCGCGGTGTCCTTGGTGCTGGTGACCGCGCCGCCGCAGTCGCGGCAGATCGTGCGAAGGAACTGCCCGCTGGGGGTCACCGTGATGGCGCCCGCCCAGTAGTCGAAGAACGTCCCGCACAGGGCAATGCGGCTGTTGGGCGGCGGCGCGGTCGTGAACGTGGTGACCGCGCCCGCGGTACGGAACCGGGCGCTCGTCTCCACCTGCGGGTTGCTCACGTACGAGCAGGGCTCGGGCGGGGTGGTGTCCGACGTGCGCGTGAGCACACCGGTTGCCGCGTCGTAGGAGTACCCGATGGGCAGCTCGACGACTTCCAGCCCGGCGGGGAGCTGCGCGGTGTTGAGCGCCGGATTGGCGTTGTGGTGGAGGTAGACGGAGAACTCGACGACAGACGGCTTGTTGAACGTCCACTTCGTGGGCGCCACGGTGGGGTTGGGGAAGACGTGCAGGCCCCACCATGAGCCGTCGCTGTTGTTGTAGGCGGGCGGCATCGCCTGAGTCCCGGCGGTGTTCGTCGCCGTCCAGGTCACGCCGTTCGACAGGCTTCCGGAGGCCGCGGCCCCGGTGATGGTGGCCGGGATGTCGGCGCCGTCGTCGCACAGGACGAGGGTCTCGCAGTCGCTGCACGTCTTCGGCTCGCACACGCCCACGGTGCCCGTCGGCGTGTAGGCGGCCCCGTCAAGGGTGTAGTCGCTGTGCCCGACGATGGCGCCGGTCTCGTCGCGCCGGTAGTCGCGGACGAAGGGAGTCACGGTGCCGTCGGTCGCGGTGTCGCACAGCTGCACGACGTCCTGTTCGGGCTGCTCGGTCCCGGTCGGGCAGACGGTGATGGTGCCGGTGGGGGTGTAGGTGGTGCCGGTCGTCGCGTCGACCAGGCGCACGGAGGCGATCGTGCCGTCGTCGGCGTAGCTGTACTCGATCAGGACCAGGCCGAGGACGTCGCCGTTCGCGTCGACGTCGCAGAAGGTCCCCGATACCTGGACGCTGCGGCTCTCGCCGCATGCGACCGTCCCGGCCGGCGGGGCGCCCACAGAGAACGCGCCGGTCGTGAGGTTGATCCATCCCTCGGAGGTGACGGTGCCGGTGCAGTCCCGTACGACGGTGACGGCGATCGGTGTCCCGTCCGCGAGGCACAGGCCGACCGTGGCCGTCGGCGTGGTCGGCGACGCGCAGTCGTTGACGGGCAGGCACGCGCCGACGGTGCCGGTCGGCGCGTAGGCGGTGACGCCGTCGAGGAGGGTGTCCGCCGTGGTGGTGGTCGTGCCGTCGCTGGTGAACGTCCGCAGGAACGGCACGCTGCTGCCGTCCGCCTGGACGTCGCACAGGAGTTGCGTCGAGCGGTCCGCCGCGGCGGGGCACGGGACGATGGCGGGCGCGGTGAGCGTCGCGCCGGTCTCGACGTCGAGGTACGTCACCGCCGGGTCGCCGCAGGCCGCGCACTTCAGGACTGCCGCAGTGCGCGTCGCTCCGCCGCCGACGTCGTAGCAGACGGTGCCGAGGACGACCGGGGTGTCCGCGGTCGCGTCCGGGCAGTCGACGGGGGCCGTCGGCGTGTACGGCTGCGCGAAGTCCCCGTCTCGGTACGTACCGAGGAGCTGCGGGGTGCCGCCGTCGCAGGGGTCGAGCGCCCACACCTCGACATAGGTGACGTCACCGGTGCCGTCCGCGTCGGTGTCGTCGCATCGGGTGCGGGTGCTGATCTGCCGGGCGCACTGGTCGCTCTGAGGACCGCAGACGCCGAGCGTGCCGGTCGGCGTGTACGCGGTGCCGGTCGTCGGGTCGACGATCCGTGTCCCGACCCGGGCGCCGCTGCTCGTGTCGTAGACGGGCTCGACGAGGGCGAGGCCGGCAACGGTGCCGTCCGGGAGGACATCGCACAGCAGCAGCGTTTCCACGTCGACCCGTGCGGCGGCCGGGGTGGCGCTCATGATGATGGGGGTCTGGCCGCAGCCGCAACCGCTCACAGGTCTACTCCCTCAGTCCAGTTGACGACGACAGCACCCGTCGTCGCGGTGATCGTCAGTGGCCCGATGAGCCGCACGTCCATGTCCCTGGTGATGGACCACTGGGCGGTCTCGCCGTCGAAGAGCGTGCTCGTGCCGTCAGCGGTCTTGACGGTGCCGGTGCCGCCGTGGGCGGTCGCCTGGACGGCGCGCAGCGTGCCGTACTGGGCGGCGTTCCACGTCCCGCCCGCGGTGAGCTGGACGCGGTGCGCCTGAACGCCTGCGGGGCGCTCGACGACCGGGTCCGGCGCGTCGCAGTCGACCGGCGCGACCGGCGTGTACGGCGCCGACAGGTCGCAGGTGTACGTGCCGAGCGAGGTAGGCGTGCCCGTGCAGTCGACGCCGAGGAGTTCGACGTACCAGGCGTCGGCGATGCCGTCGCCGTCCGTGTCGTCGCACTTCTCCGCCTGCACGATGTTCCGTGCCGGACACGGCGGTTCGGGGCAGCACTCCCCGCCGCCGGCCTGGCACTGGCCGGGTTCGCCGGTGACCGTGTACGGCTGCCCGTCGAGGGTGGTGTCCGTGACCGCGACGACGGCGCCGGTTTCACAGTCGACGGTGACCGTGCGCAGGAACTGCGGGTCGCAACCGGTCTGGTCGTATGCCGTCGTCGCGGTGAAGGCGGACAGTTGCCAGCCGGTACGGCGCGGGCTCGGCGAGCATGCAACGGGGTTGTCGTCGTAGGCGTCCAGGGCGAGCGCGACGGCGACGTTGCCCGCGGCGAGGTCGGCGGCCGGGATGTCGGCCTCGACGGTGAGCGTGCCGAACCAGCCGGCCGGGGTGTTGACCGGGAGCAGGGTGAGGGCGGCCTGTGTCGTCCCGTTGAACAGGCGCAGGTGTCCGGTCTGGGCGCATCCGTTGTCGGGGCCCTGCTGGAGGACGTTGACGGAGACGGTGACGTGCGCGGTGCCGGTGTCGCAGGCCGGGCGCGGTGCTTGGATGGTGGCGGCGATGCTGTTGACGCGGCCGACGGTGCCCGGTTGCGGACTCGTACCGGCCGGCAGGTTGAGCGTGCCGCCGTCCCACAGGGCTTGCGCGCCGGCGACGGGGGAGCCTGTGGGGTACGGGTAGTACGGCGTCGGGTTGGTGTCGGTGACGGTCGGGGTCGGTGCGCCGTCGGTCGGCACGTCGCAGACGAGGAGCGTGCTCGTGTTGCGGCACGGCTGAGTGGGCTCGCCTTCGCAGACGTCGACGGTGCCGGTCGGCTGGTAGTTGGCCCCGGCGAGCGTGTAGTCCGTGTGGCCGACGATCTGCCCGTTCTCGTCGCGCCGGTAGTCGCGGACGAACCGGGTCACGCTGCCGTCGGCTGCGATGTCGCAGAGGACGACGAGGTCTTGTTCCGGCTGGTCGACGCCGGCGGGGCAGGTGGTGATGGTGCCCTGTGCGGTGTAGGTCTGGCCGGTGGTGGCGTCGACGAGGCGGACGCTCGACACGCTGCCGTCTGCCGCGTAGGTGTACTCGATCAGGACCAGGCCGACGACGTTCCCGTTCGCGTCGACGTCGCAGAACGTGCCGGTCGTCGAGACGCTGCGGGACTCGCCGCACGCCATGACCCCGGCCGGGGGCTGCCCGGTCGAGTAGGCGCCGGTCGTGAGGTTGATCCAGCCCTCTTCGCGAGTGACGCCCTGGCAGTCGCGGGTGACGACGACGGCGATCGGCGTCCCGTCGGCGAGGCACAGCCCGACCGTGGCGGCCGGCTCGCGCGGCTGGTCGCAGTCGGAAGTCTGCGCGCAGTCGCGGACGGTGCCGATCACGACGTGTGGTGTCTCGCCGTCGAGCGCGACGTCGACGAAGGCCGCGGTCCCGTCCGAGATGAACGTGAACCGGCGCAGGAACGCGCCCGAGTCGTCGCACAGCAGTTGTGTGTGACACGTCATGCTGCCGAGTTCGCAGTCGACGGGCGCGACCGGCGTGTACGGCGTTGACGGGTCGTCCTGGTAGGTGAGCAGCAGCGCGGTAGTGCCGTCGTCGCGGACGCACCACAGCTCGCTGTACGTGGTGTCGGCGAGGCCGTCGCCGTTCGTGTCGTCGCAGCGCTGGACGCACACCGTGTCGGCGCACGCCGTCGAGCAGGAGCCGCAGCCGGCGGGGGCCGGGCCGGGCGTGAAGACGCCGGTGGTCGGGTCGACCCAGCCGGCCGTCTCGGGCGGGAACGCCGTACCGCCGCAGTCGGCGCACGGCGAGCGCAGCACGACCAGGATCGTGCGGCCGTCGTCGCAGCACAGGGGCTGAGCGGTGATGGACGGCGAGCAGCACGTCTCGACGGTGCCGCCGCCTCCGCCGCCGCAGGAACAGGGAGTAGGGACGAGTGCCATCAGCGGGCCTCCTCCGTGTGCGCCTGCCGACGGTGGGTGTCCCTGCCGCGACGGGTGTCGAACTCGCGCGGGCAGACGTCGCAGGACCAGGGACCGGCGCCGAACGGCTCGTCGCCGTCTGCCGTCGCGCTGCTGTCCCCTCCGTCAGCAGCAGCGGCGGTCGCCTGCTCGTCGCCGCCGTCGGGCGCGGCCGCCGTCTGCTCGTCGCCGCCCGCGACGGCGACCTCTTCGGGCGTCGGCGCCTGGCCGTCGCCGTCGCCGGTCGGTTCGGCGAGCGGCGTCGCACCGGGCGGGTACGCCGAGTCGGGCACGGGTGGCAGCGGCTCGCCCGGCACGCTCTCGCGCTCGACGGACGCGGCGAGCGCGTCCTCGAGTGGGGAGCGGTAACGGTGGCCGTCGACGAGCGAGCCGACGAGCAGGTCTTCCGGCATGTGTGTGAACAGGTCCGCCGGGACAGCGAACGCGTCGTGTGAGCACGTACGGACCGGCGGGGTCTGCGCGATCGCCCACCGGGCGAAGTCGACGCGCACCCTGGGGGCCGGCTGCACGCGGATCGTGTCTAGCTGCATGCGCACATCCCCACCCTGATAGCCGCCGCCTGGCAGCAGGCGATCTCGACGACGAACGTCCGCTCGGCGAGGACGAACCGGTCGTTCGTGGTGATCCGCACGCTCTCGGCCTCGTCTTCCGGCACGACGAAGACCGCCTCGCGGCGGATCCGGATCGGCGGCGTGATGTACAGCCATGCCTCACCGGCCGGGGCCTGCGTGCACGTCGTCGGCCCAACGTTCAGGGAGTAGCCGGCGCCGAGGACGGCGCAGTTCCCCATGAGCGTGCGCGGGTTGCCGTTGTCGAGCTGTACGGCGTTGCAGCAGCCGAGCAGCGCCGCGATACCGGCCGGGGCGTGAAGGACGCCCTGCCCGCCGTACGTCTCGGCGAGCCAGCCTTCGAGCGTGGCGACGCCTTGCGTGATGTTGACGGCGCCCGCCGCCGGGGTGAGGTCCTCGGCCGTGCCGCACAGGACCTCGCGCATGAACCACTCTTCAATCGCTCGCTGTTCGCCCATGCGGAGCGACTCGCGGGCGTGCGTCACGGCCTCGTCGTAGGACTGGCCGAGGGTCGAGCAGGTCGAACCGGCGTAGATCGTGATCGGCTCGAACGAGCACGAGCCGGGCCGGTCGAACGTCTTCTCGGCCGGGCCTGGCGTGGTCGTGCCGTCTGGGCACCACGACCAGTCATGCGCCGTTGCGCACGACAGGGGAGTGAACTCGGTTCCGAGCAGCTCGTGTTCGTCGGTGACGTCGACGACGTCCACGCAGCCGCCGAGGATCCCGTGAGGCGACGGCGCGCCGGGGATCGGGTCAACGTACTTCCGGAGTCCCGCCGAAGGCATCTGCCACACCTCCTATCCGCGCGCTGCCCCGGCCGGCAGAGGGTCCGGGGCAGCGTGGCGTAAGGGTCAGGCGATCGGGCATGCGGGCGTGGCCCGCGGGCCCACCGAGCCGTCGGCGCAGACCGGCACGGTGACGACGCGCGACTCGATACCGCGGTCGACGAGCGCGACGCATTCCTCGGCGAAGAGCGCCGTGAAATCGTTCGTCGCGAGGCGGGTCGAGTCGTGGATCACGCCGAGGTTGATCTCGGCGCCGCGCCCGAGCTGGAAGTTGCCCGTCGGGTAGATCAGGAACTCGACGTCGGCGGGCCAGGTGGTCGCCGGGTTGGTGCCGCCGATGTTGGTCGGGACGTCGGGGATCAGGCCCTTCGCCCACTGCACGCGGACGCCGAGCGTCGCGAACGCGTCCTCGATGCAGTTCGCGGGGAGGTCGCAGACGTCGGTGTCCGAGCGGCGGGCGATGTCAGCGAGGAACATCGCGCGGGCCCAGTACGGGAAGACGACTTCGAGGCCGATGCGCTCACACAGGCTGTGCTTCTCGATGATGTCCGTTGCCTGGAGGGCGACGGCGCCGTAGACGGCGGAGAACGACGCGAACGAGACCGGCACGGTGACGGCGGTCGACGCGGTCCGGGCGCGGGCGTACAGCTCGCGGCGGATGCGCATCTCGTGCGCGATCATGATGTTCCGCTGGTACCAGTTGACCAGCTCCGGGAAGTGGCGCGACGTCAGGATGCCCGCCTCAAGGCAGACGCCGATCGCGTCGCAGCGGACCTCGATCGGGTCCGGGCAGGGGATGCGGAAACAGGGCTTCGTCGGCCCGCCGGGCGAGCCGGCCGCGATGTCGTTCGCCTCGGTCCACACCCACGTCATGGCGTTGACGTCGAGCGTCGGGGTCTGGAAGAACCGGATGCCGCCGCGGCTGAGCTGGATCTCGGGCAGGTCCCACAGGCCGTCGGGGCACGCGATGTCGGTGATGTCGTAGACGGTCTCGGACGGCGCGCACCATCCGCCGCTCGCGACGAGGTCACCCTTCGGCAGGCGCCGCTGATCGGCCGCCTTGATGACGGCGTTCAGTCCTTCGTTGGCGTTGCCGGGGTCGTTGACGACGAGCCCGCTCTTGTCGTCGAACGGCAGCCGGTACGAGGCGACGATGCCAGTGCCGCCGCCCGACGTCGCGAGCGCGCCGGCCCGGCGGATGATGCCCTCGGTGAGGGTCTCCATCGAGATGCCCTCGCCGGGCGCGAGCCCCGGCATGTCGACGGACGCCTTGATCTCGACCGACGGGGCCTTCACGACCGGCACCGCCTGCTGCGGCTGACGGGCGCGGACCTGGGTCAGCGCGATCACGGGACGGCGCGGCGTGGCTGCCGCGGCGACTTCGCCGCCCTCCCCGCCCTCGCCGCCGTCACCCTCGCCGCCGTCGGCGTTCTCGCTGCCCTCGGCGGCCGTCTCCTCGCCGCCCTCGTCCTCGGCGGCCGTCTCCTCGCCGAGCACCTGCGCGGCGAGCTGGTCGAGTTCGGCCTGTGCCTGCTGCGCCTGCTCGACGCGCTCGGCCTGCTCGCCGCGCATGGCCTCAATGCCCGCCGCGAGTTCGCGCAGGGCGGGAAGGTCGGCGGTGGTCAGGCTCGGGTCGGAGCGCCGGGCCTGGAACACCTCGGTCGCTCGCGTGATCTCGGCGTCGAGGTCCTCGGCGCTCAGGCTGGTGATGTCTTCGGGGAGCTCGTAAGGCTCGGCCATGACCGCGTCTCCTGTGACTCAAGGAGACCCGGCCCATAACCAGCGGTCGAAAGGAATCTTAGCTGTACGGGCGGGGGGTGAAAGGTCTCACGTCCGCCCGTACGGCGTTGGAAAAGGGTAGTCCGTCGCTCAGGGCCCGGCGGTGCCTTCGGGCTCGTCAGCGGGCGTCTGGGCGTCGTCGGCGGCGGTCTGCTCGTCGACCGGCTCGTCCGCCGTCATCGTCGGGGCGCCGGTGTCGGCGTCGGGGTCCGGGACGAGCACGCTGCCCGGGTAGTTGCCCCGGACGGTCCGGGCAAGGTTGACGTCGTGCGTCTGGAACGCCGTACGGCCCTTACCGCCGTCGAGGACGACCTGATACAGGGTGCGCACGGGAGCGCTGCCGGTGCCCGTGCTGCGGGCCACGGTGCGGCTGCCGCACGATCCGCACGCCATCAGCCGCCGTCCTTCGCGACCTCGCGCACGGTGCCCTGGTGCCGGGTCGCCATGGCGTCGGCGGTCGTCTTGTACGGCGTCGGCCCGAACACGACCGTCCCTTCGCTGTTGACGACCTCGTACTGAGTCTTGTTCTTGCAGTTGCATCCCACAGTTCAGCGTCCTTCCTGCTGCGGTGCAGCGCTTGCGGTGATCGCGGCGCCCGGTTCGACCAGGGCCGCGAGTGCCTCGACCTCTGCGCGCACCTCGGCGCGCTGCTGCTGCCGCTCCTCCAGTGCAGCGGCGAAGGTGTCGAGGAACGTCGGGGTGAGGAATGCCGCCGTGAGCTGCTCGACGACCGGCGAGGCGTCGTCGGCGCGCGCGTGCTCGGGCTCAGGCTCGTCGACCGGCGCGGCCGGCTCGGCGACGTCGGCCAGGGCGGCGGCGGCCGTCAGCGCGAGGTTCGACCGCTCGACGACGGCGGACGCGAGCAGCGGCGACGAGTGGCCGGGCACGGGCACGGACAGGACCGCGCGGAGCTGCCAACGGCCGTCGGGCCCCTGCGTCATGTGGTAGCTCGGCTGACACGAGCGGAAGACGTTCAGATCCCACTCGCCGAGCCACGGCGACGCCGCGCCGCTGAACCACAGGCCGCCCTCGCTCATGCCGACCGTGACGATCCCGGCGACGGTCCGCGAGTCGTCGAACTGGCAGGCTGCCGTCTCGCATTCGTAGCCGTCGCGGTGGTGGCCGACGTTCATCGTGAAGGCGCCGGCGCGGACCTCGCTGCCGTCGTCGAGGGTGAACCGGGCGCGCAGGAAGTGCGACAGGTCCAGCCCGTCGTTCGCGGCGAGCTTCTCGATCGTGACCTTCCGGCCGTGCGTGGCGTGCGGGACACCGGCCTGTGCGACCCATCCCCAGATCCGGCCGTCCGCGAAGTGCACGCCGCCGCTGCCGGGCGGCAGTTCCTCCTCGGTGGGCTCGCGGAACCAGGCGGCGGGCATCGGCGGCGCGGCGCGCATGGCGGTCCAGGCGGACGCCTCCAGTTCGGTCATGCCGTGGCCGTGGCCGTGGTCGCCGTCGTCGCTGTTGTGGCCGGTGGGCTGCTCGCCGGTCGCCTGGTCGTCGGTCGCGGCGGCCGACACGTCGCCTTCGGGGATCGTCGACGGGGCGGCGTACAGGCCGCGCCCGAGGCGGACGATCCGCTCGTCACGGACGGCGGCGCGCAGGTGCCGCTTCGTCGTCGACAGGGTGAGGCCGAGCGCGGCGGCGACGTCGCGGGCGCTGACCGGCGTCGGGGCGCCGCAGACGTGCGCGACGACCCGCGTGAGGTCGGAGCCGGCCGCCGCAGCGACGTCCTCGGCGGGCGCCTGCGTCGGCTCGCCCTCGGGGACCTGCTCGGGGTCGATGACGATGCGCGCCTTGTCGTAGGCGGGCATCGCGACGAGCGTCGCGCCGCGGACACGGGCGCGGGTGATGCGGACCAGGTAGTCGCCTGCGTTCTCGGCGTGGACGACGACCCCGCCGTCCGGGTTGTCGGCGTCGCCGGCGGCGGCCGTCAGCGCGCCGGGGAACAGGGCGCGCGCCGTGTCGGCGGGGATGCGGCCGCCTGGCCCAGAGATGACCTGCACGGTCTGCACGGCGCGGGTGAGGGCGGCGGCCGAGGCGGTCGTCTCGATCGCGCTGCTCGCGGTGATCACCCATCCGTCGTCGCCGAGCCGCAGCACGGAGGCGCGGGCGTATGTCGCGGACGCGAGGACCGGCGCGCCGTCGCCCCCGTCGCCGCCGTCGGCCGGCTGCCCGTCGGCCGGGGCGGTGTTGTCGACGAGCTCGACACTGACGTCATCGAGGTCGACGGACACGCCGAGCGGCGCCTTCTGGTCGAGCAGCGTCGACGCCTCCCAGCCGGCTTGCTGCGTCAGGTACAGCACGCCGTTACCGGTCAGCCGGTCGCCGTTGCGGTTCATGGCCTGGATCGCGCCCGCGAGTTCGGCGCCGTCGTGGCCCATGCCCATCTCGTCGGCGTACTGGAGCGGCCACGGGCCGGCGCCGTCCCAGTACAGGGAGCCGGCGGCGAACACGCGGCCGTCGCCGGTCTCCTGGTTCTCGTAGGCAAGGGCGGTGCCGTCGGGCGTGGACCAGGTGCGGACGGGCGGCTCGTACGCCGCGGCGCTGGTATCGGGCATGGGCTCCTCCTCGGGGCCGAGCGGGATGTCCGTGTGCTCGCCGCCGAACGCGACGCGGACGCGGTCGAACCGGACCGGGCCGAGGCGCTCGCACATCGGGTCGAGAGGCCACGTACCGGCGTCGTACGCGCCCGTGACGTGGGCGACCCAGGGCGAATGCTGCTCGGGCACCTCGGGGCGCTCGTGGGTGTCTTCCAGCGCCTCGACGGCGAGCGCGCGGGCGTCGGGCAGCGCCGGGTAGGCGGGGCTGTCGTCGCCGGTCGCCCACACCCATACGCCGTTCTCGCCGGGGTTCCAGTGGTTGACGCCGAACAGGCGGGCGTCGATGGGGCCGGGCAGCGCGGCGAAGCGCGCGCGGATACCAGCGATCAGTTCGTTTCGCTGGTCGGTGGTCCAGTCGCCGCCCTGGTCGCCGAGGAACATCAGCGTGCAGTGCAGTTCGTCGGCGGCCTCGCCGCCGTCGAGGGCGAGACGCTCGGCGTCCTCGCGGGTGGGGATGAGCGCGATCATGCCGCCCATGAGGTGGCTCCCGTCAGCCGCGGCAGTCGCCTGCCCTTGATTCGAAGATTCGTCTCCGAGGCCCGCCTGACTTCCTGCGGACGCCGACGCTTCGGCGCGCTGCAATCGCAGGACACAGCGGCAGTTGCAGACCTGGTCGGCGGGCGCGGCCGGGTCGCCGGGGTACTGCATGTCGACGCCGCCGACGGTGAACGGGTCGTCGAGCAGCCGCACGAAGCCGTCCACCTTGCGGTGGCTGTCGCGGACGCGGGTGTCGCCGCGGGTGCGCCACTGCTTGACGAGCGGCCGGTCCGCGCCCGTCAGGTCCTGCGCGGCGGCGAGCGTCGCCCCATTCCACGCGCGCACGGCTTCGGTCCGGGCGATCAGCTCCTCGCGGGACTCGCCGAGCTGGGCGCCGTCGGCGGCGAACAGGGCACGCAGCCGGGCGCGGAGCTGGGCGGTGTCCTCGCCTGCGTCGAGGCCCTCGGCGAGCGCGGCGACCGCGGCTTCGGTGAGCCGGTCGCCGACGGCGCGCAACAGGTGCTCTGTGCTGGTGGCGTAGTCGCCGAGCGACGCCGGGAGGTCGCCGCGGTCGTACCGGCCGGGCAGGCCGTCCCACGTGTCGGGCAACGTGGCGTCGACGTCGTTCGCGGCCTGCTCGCCGGCCGTCTCGGCGACGCGGAACAGCCGGCGCATGATGCGGGGCACCTTCGCGCTCCACATGCCGGCGATGCGAGACAGCGACCAGCGGGCGGCGACGATCTCGGTCGCGTCCGCCAGGCCGGCGGCGATGTCGTCGGCGAGTTCGTCGAGGACGGCGCGCACCTCGTCGGCGACGTCGCGCTCGGCGTCGGCGAGCGCCTGGTCCACGGTGTCAGCCACGGCCCACCCCCGGAGGGTCGGCGTCCATGCAGATCGAGCAGCCGGTCACGGTGCCGACGACGGTCACGCCGCCGTCGTGCATGGCGAGCACATCGACGGCGAAGCCGCTCAGCGCCTTGCAGTCGGCACACCACAGGTCTTCGCGGAGGTTGCCGACGTCGAGGCGTGCGAGGACGGCACGCGGGCGCTGGGGCGGCGTGCCGGGCGTCTGCGGGCCGGTCATGCCGCGTCTGCCTTGCAGGCGGACATGCGCAGCAGCCGGGGCACGTCGTCGAACGTGAACGGGGTACGGGCGGCGATCAGCGCGCGGGCGTACTCGTCGAGCGCGGACGTGAGGCAGTCGGGGTCGAGGCCGTAGCGGGCGGCGATCTCGGGCACGCGGACCCACGCGCCTTCGAGGAGGCGCCACTCGTCGATCTGCTCGGCGTCGACGGCGTACGTGGTGTGCAGGTCGGTGGGGACGATGCTGCGGGCGTGCGCACGCTCGGAGCGGGGGCAAGCGGGCCGGTTCCGCAGCCGGGTCCCCGCCGCGTAGAGGGCGTTCCAGATCAGCCCGTCGACGGCGGCGAGGATCTCGGCCGGCAGGTCGGGCACGGCGGAGGCGGGCAGGGTGTCGGGAATGCTGGGGGACTCGGCCACGGGCAGGGTCGTCACGTTGCTGGGTTCCTCCGTCTGCGTCGTGTCGGCGGGCTGCTGCGCGCCGTTGGGGTCGGTGGCGCCAGGCCGGTCGTCCTCGGTGAACCCGGTTTCGCGGCGGGCGGCCTCACCGGAGATCAGCCCGAGCTGGAACGCTTCGAGCGCGGTCTGTGCGCGGTTGCTGGAGGCCCTCAGAGCGCTCGTGTCGTACCAGACGAGCCAGTCCTCGGCGTCGTCGACGCCTTGGGCTTCGAGCAGCGGGCGCAGCCACTGCGTGGTGAGGGCGTACGCGATGACGGCGAGCCGCGGTTCGACGCCGAGTCGGATCGCCTCACCCGCGATCAGCCAGCTGTTCCAGTGGTTCGAATCGGACAGGCCCAACAAGATCTCTGCCGGGACTTCGAGGCCGGTCGCGAACCGGCGGATCGCCTCGTCGCGCAACCTGAGGGCGAGTTCGTCGAAGTCGGACTCGAACGTCAGCCACTTGATAGAGCCGATCGCTTCGGCCGGGACCTCCAGCACGATCGGGACGGTCGCCGCGGCGGACTCCGGTTCACGGATCGCCGTCGCGGCGACCTCCATGAACACGTCGATCACGTCGTCCTCGGCGTCGTTGCGCGCGCCGGGCGGCGTCGGGAAGCGCGTCCCCTTCGGCACGAGCAGCACGCCCCGGCCGGTCAGCCGGCTCCGGGCGATCGCCGCGACGGCGGCGTTCAACAGCTGGAGCTCTTCGAGCAGGACGAGGCTGGAGCGGACGGGGCTGTCGGCCTCGATGTGGCGGCGCGGGTGCGGCTTCCACACGCGGATCGCTATCGGCGCGGACTCGTCGGGGTTGTCCTCGTCGTACGCGGGCAGGTCGACCGGCTCGCCGTCGAGTTCGACGGTCAGCTTGCCGTTCTGCTGCTGCACCTCGGACGTGGACAGGACGCGCCACTCGTAGCCGGTGACGGCGCCGGTCGCCTTGTCGGTGGTGGGCCGAATGACGATCCAGCCCTCGCCGGCGACGACGAGGTGAGGGCCGAAGTCGCCGAGCATGCCCGACTGCCCGTCGGGGCCGCCGGCGATCTGCCGGACGATCTCGGTCGCCGGGTGGTCGTCGGGCGCACGCTCGATCGTGCCGTCGTCGCCGCGGCGCCCGGCGAACAGCGTCGCGCCGGACATGGCGCCGCCGACCCAGGTCGCGGCGAACCGCACCTCGGGCACGACGTCGTAGAACGACCAGCCCTCGGCCTGCCACGACGAGTCGGGCTTCCGGACGCGGCTACTGGCGATCTTCTTCGTGTAGCGGGAGGCGGCGGCGGTGAGTTCGCGGCGCACCACGGGTCACACGTCCCACGAGTCGTCGCGCCGGTTGAGGAGGGCCTGCACCCCGGCGACGGCGAACCACTCGATCCCGTGGACGATCCACGGGGCGTCGCCCCATGCGTCGGCGGCGAGCAGGTAGACGAGCAGCGTCACGCCCGACAGCCAGTAACCGGCGCAGTAGACGCAGCTGATCAGCTTCATCACGAAGGCGCGCGGGCGGCTGTCGAGCTTCTTCACGTGCCAGGCGGCGAGCGCCTGCCGGGCGGGGTCGAGGATCGTGTCATGCACGACGAGCTGAGTCGCCCTGTAGGCGGCGAAGCCGAGCAGTGCGAGCACGGGCAGAGAGATCACAGGGCCGCCTCCGTCAAGATCCCCAGGTCACGGACGGCGGTCAGGATACTGCGCGCCACTGCGCACAGTGTGCACGCAGGGTGCGCGCGGTCTGGTGCGTTGTCCTATTTCGGGGGCGTGTGTCAGCGCTCGCCCCTACCGTCGTGTCATGAACACCTGTTGCGGGCGTCGCACCGGGGACGGGCGGGGGACGGCGCCGTACGGGCCCGAGGGGCCGCCGCTGTCGGCTGTCGAGGTGCCGGTCGAGGGCGGCGTCGAGCTGCTCATCTACGAGCCCGGCAGCAGCGAGCCGGCCGAGACGGCGTTCATTCCCGACGAGCACGACGAGCAGCGGGGCCGGGCTACGCTCCCCCGACGCCGACGGAGGGAACGCACGTGAGGGCACGCATACGGGGCGCGGTGAAGCGGTGGCTGCACCGCCGGGGGTGGATCGCGAGTCCCTCCCTGGCGTTCACGGGCGTACCGTTCGGGCCCGACCGGCGTGACCTGGCCGGCGAGGTGCTGCGGGACATCGGGCGCGCGTTCGCCGAGCGTGAGGCGGCCGAGGCCGAGCAGCGGCGCACGGACCGGCGGGCGAGGCTGCGGCGAGCAGCGGTGACGCGATCTCTCTGGACGGCGAGGGCGTACGCGTCCCGCAGTCGGCGGCCGGTCGCCTCACGGTGAGACGTCGGAGCGGCGCCCGGCGAGACGGCCGGGCTATCGTGACCGCGCCGCCGCTCGACGGCGGGTCGTCCCCGCGCCGATGGCTTCGGGCCTGGGCGGGACGGCGCAGGCACCGCCGGTCATGCCGATGCAGTGTCCGGACGGCGCGGGTCAACACACCCCGTGGCCGGCGGCGCCTGACCCCCCTCACCCCGCGGCACGTCGTCGGCCAGGAACCGGCGCGGCATCCTGAGCACGCCGCCCCCCATGCGGCGCAGCTCCGCCCTGAGCGCGCGTCTCATGGACGCCCGGATGCGCTGCTCGGCGTCGCTCAGCTCTCGCTCGCTCACGACGGCGTCAGGCCTGCGGGTAGACGCCGCGGCGGATGTACTTGCCCCACGGGCGGTCGAAGACGAGCACCTTCCCGACGGGGACGCCGATCGAGCGGCACACGCGGTACCCGAACAGGGTCGCGCCCGTGGGCACGTCCTCGACGTCGGCGGGGTTGAAGAACAGTTCGAGCGTGTGCACGTCGCCCGACGAGCTGATGGTCCGGGCCCAGTCGATCGAGGCCCGGATCTCGGCGCCGAGCGGGCCGTGAAGGTACTTCTCTGCGAGCGCGTCCTGATCCATGGCGTCGACGGTACGCCGGGCGTGCGGAGTGCCGAGCGCGCTCACCGGCGGCCTCCGCCGCCGCCCGTGCCGTTCGGGCCGCCGACGACCCGCCCGTACCGTGAGGCCGCCGTCGGACGTCCCCGCCCGCCCGGCCCTTGCTGCGGGCCGCGCCTGGTCGGCGACTGGATACGCGCCTCGCCGACGAGATCCAGCTCGGCGACGACGTACCGCGCCGTGTCCATCCCGTGGTCGTCGACCTTCAAGGGCTCTTCGGGCTCGGCCTTGCTGCCGACCTTCGCCGCGGCCGGCTTCGCCCACACGTAGCCCGGCACCTCGTCCGTGAAGCACATCGGTTTCTTCGCCTCGGCGAGCTGCTCGTCCCGCTCGATCAGCGTGTCCCGCATGACGTAGAACCGCGGGCGTCCGTCACCGGCCGGTCGCAGCCGCGCCTTGACGGCCTGGATGCCGGTCTTCACCGCCTTGTGCGCCGCCGTCGTGACGAGCCCCAGCTCGCGCTCCAGGATCGCGCGGTCCTCGGCGTCGTGGTCGCAGACGATCGCGACGGGCCTCGGCTCCGTCCACTCGCGTTCGCCGGTCTCCTCGTCGACGACGGTGACGGCGTCGAGGATCGTCCTCGCGTGCTCGTCCGTGGTGCGCCGGGTCATATACAGCTCGCGGTACATCCACAGCCGGCCGTCCGGATCGATCGCGTACCACTGCACCGTGAAAGGGTTCGTGAAGCCGAAGTCGACACCCCAGATCCGCGGCCACTCGTCGGGCACGGGGAAGCGGTCGACGACGTGCACCGTGTCGTCCCACTCCTCGTAGATGGCGCCGTCGGCGCTCGTCCAACGCCCGTCCTTCAGCCGCGCCCGGCGCACGCCGGTCAGCGCGTCGAGCTTCTCCATGTACTCGCGGCCGGCCTCGGTGTACGTGCCGTCGGGCCGCACATAGGCGGGGTTGTCCTGGTGCCCCGAGGTGATCATCGTGAGCTGAGCGCCGTCGGCGCGCTGTTTGATCCAGTGCTGCGGGTGGCTCGGGTTAGTCGCGAGCATGATCTGTTTGTACGTCGGCGCCGCGCCGCGCAGACGGGAGATCAGCGTCTCGTACAGGTCGAGGCTGATCTCGACGCCCTCGTCACAGAAGATCCGGTCGAGTTCGGCGCTCAGGAACTTCTCGGGCCGGTCGCCGCCGGCGACGAGGATCTGACTGCCGTTGGCGTACCGGAACGCCGCCGGATCCTTGCCCGATCCGCCGAACCAGCGGACCGAGCCGTCGGCGAGCGCCGCCGCGGCGACGTACCGCTGAAAGGACACGAGCGTCGTCGCCGTCAGGCTCGTGTGCGTCGCGCGCAGCATGAGGGCCCGCAGGTTCGGCACCTTGAGTGCCGTCAGGTGCAGCTTCCAGCACGCCGCGAGCGTCTTCCCCGAGCCGGCCCGGCCTACGGCGGCGACCTCGGTGTCCCGGCACAGCAGCAGCTTGCGGTGCGCGCCGCGCGCCTCGAAGGTGACGACCGGCGCCGTCCGCTCGGCGACCGTGGTCATACGAGGTCGTCCGGGTCGACGCCGATGATCTCGTACGTGGTGACCTCGCCCGAGTGCTCGACCTTGCGGGGCGCCTCGACGCCGGTCAGCTTGTCCCGGCCCGCCATGCACTTAAGCACGATGTTCGCCGCGTGCCGGTCCTTGTCCTTGACCGCCGCTCCCCAGAACGCCGCCTGTAGCCGGTCGTACCGCAGCATGGCCAGGCGCCGAGCGTCGTCCATGGACGCCTGTGTCTGTTCGAGCTGCTCGCGGACGGTGCTCTCCTCGATGGCCTGTTTGATCGCGCGGTGGGCGTTGCTCGCGTTGGCGTAGCCGACCTGCTGCGCGATGGTGCCGAGGTCGACGCCGGCGAGGTACAGGCCGAACGCCTGCTTACGGCGCTCGGCGGCGGTGAGCCGCTGCTTTGGTGACTTGCCCTGCATGGGCCCCCCTCGCTCGTGTCCGGTTCTTTGTCCTAGTTCTGGTTTTCAACTACTCGCGCCGGGTGCGGGCGGGGGTGAGGATGCGGTCGCGGATGGTGGAGGCGACGGCGAGCATGAGGGGCGGCGGGACGCTGTTGCCGACGCGGGCCCAGATGTCTTGCAGCCGGCTCTCGCCCCAGTCGTAGGCGTCGGGGAAGCCCTGGATGCGGCAGATCTCGCGCGAGGACAGGAAGCGGTTCTCGTCGGGGTGCATGATCCCGTGACGTCCGGGGGCCATGCTCTTGGTGATCGTCCAGCATTGCCGGTCCCAGTGGGCGCGCTGGAGGTTGAAGAACGCTCGTCGAGCACCGCGTGAGTGCAGGACGTCGGCGCCGTCGCGGCCTGGCGGTACGAGCGGCGCGAGCGTGGTGATCCCGCCCTTGGGGTGGAGGATGAGGCCGGGGTCGCCGAGGTCTTCGAGGGCGTCGCGCAGGACGGGCGGCCGCATCTGCGGGGCGGGGTGGACGGGGTCGAGGGCGAGGTCCTCGCGGACGCCGACGAAGATCATGCGCTGTCGCATGGTGGCGACGCCGAAGTACCCGCAGTCGACGAGCCGGGCGACGACGCGGTACCCCGGACCGGCCGTCTTGAGGGCGCCGAGGATCTCCGCGAACAGGGAGCGCATGCGGCCCTTGACCATGCCCGACACGTTCTCCATCACGAACACCTTCGGCTGCCAGGCGTCGAGCAGGCGGACGTACTCGCGGAACAGGCCGTTGCGGGGGTCGTCGATCTGCCGCTTCCCGGCGGTGCTGAAGCCCTGGCAGGGCGGGGAGCCGTCGAAGACGTCGAGCTCGCCGGGCGCGAGGTCGAGGATCGAGGGGTCGACCTTGGCTATGTCCCCGTGGAAGACCTCGACCTCGGGGAAGTTGCGACGCAGGCACATCGCGGCGTGCTTGTCCCACTCGACGGCGAGGAGCTCGCGGAAACCGGCCGCGCCGTAGCCCAGGCTCGATCCTCCGCCCCCCGCGAACGTGCTGACGACTGTGGGTGCGTCGTCGGCGCGCGGGGCGACGTGTGCCGCCCACAGCGCGTCGAGTCGGTCCTTGTAGGCGCCCATCAGCTGTCGGTGCCGGTCGCGCCGGTCTGGAACTCGTGGCCGCAGTTAGGGCAGGTGTGAATGAACGCGGTCGCCGGTTCGCTGCTCGACGTGCCGGGCTGGTCGGCGACGTCTTCGGCGTACGACTCGAAGCCCTCGGGGAGGTCGACGTGGATCAGCCGCGTGACCTCGTCGTCGCTGTAGCCGGTGCCTTCGTAGCCGTCCTCGTCGAGGTAGCTGAGCAGTTCGGCCAAGGCGTCGTTGTCGTACGTGCCGTCGTCGCTGGTCTTGTTGTCGGCGAGGACGATGCGGCGGGCGGTGTCGTCGTCGCAGGTGATGACGTCGACGCGGGCGCTCGGCTCCCATGGCTGGTTCTGGCAGACGCCGCAGGGCCGCTCGGTGCCGTTGACCTTGACTGTGTAGTCGCAGGCTTCCGGGCCGTGCGCGGCGAGCGCCTTCGCGGTGTGGTTGCCGGCGAGGATGACGAGCCGGCCGTTGCCTTCGTCGCGGACGACGAGCCCGCGGTACTGCCCGTTCCGGCGGAGGCTCTGGAGGATCGACGGCACGTTCCCGACGCGAGGGTTACCGGGATACGGGGTGAGCTCGTCGAGGGCGAGGACGGCGGTCCGGACGTGCGTGGCCTGAGTCATGAGCGTGAATCCCCTGGTAGCGCTTGACTCGGCCCACAACCAGCAGTCGACACACAGGGTAGGAGACGGCCCGGCAGGTCAGGTGCTCGGCGAACGCCGGGCGGCGCGGCGGGCGTCCTGCTCGGCCTGCCACTCGCGGAAGGTGCGGCCCGCCATGCGGCGCCGGAATTGCGGGATGCGGTTCGAGGGGATGCCGACCGGCGCGGGCCCGAGGACGGCGAGCAGGTCTGAGGCGTCCTGGTTGTGCCAGCCGGCCGCGCTGATCGCCTGCTCGTCGGGGAAGACGTCGGCGACGCGATCGCGGGCGGGGTCGAGGAGGTGGTCCTCGGTGCCGCCGTAGGAGTAGACCCACCGGAAGTTACGGGGCGGGGCGGGTTCGACGAGCCTGCGGAACCGCTCGACTTCCTTCGTGTACGCGTAGAAGTTGACCTCGGGCCGCCAGGCCATGACGCGCAGCCAGGCGGCGAGGTAGGCGTCACTGAAGAAGTCGCCGGCGTCGTGCACGCGGACCCAGCCGCCGGCGTGCCGAGGGTGGCCGAGTTCGGCGACCATCTGCCGTTGCCAGCCGCCAGGGTCGTCGAGGACGTACGCGAGGTTTTGCTGATGACGCTCGACGACGCCGGGGAAGTTGTACGTCCCGTTCCTCGCGTAGCAGGCCAGGGCACAGACGCCGGCCGCCGGGCACGTCTTGACGGTGCGGCCGTCACGCAGGCGGGTCGCGAGCGCCGGGATCGTCCAGTTCCATATGCCCTCTTCGCGCAGCTCTGAGTTCTGCGTCAGGAGCCGCTCGGGGCGCAGCGACCGGCGGCGGCGTCGACGGCGGCGGGGCGGGGCGACGTCGACGGCGGTCACCGGTCGGCCCCTGCGGCGCGCAGCAGGGCGGCGACGGTCACGACGCCGTCCGGGGAGTGGCGCGAGTCCAGGACGGCGACGAGCGTGCGCAGGGAGCGCAGCACGATCGCCGGGGACTCGTCGGCGGGGAACATGTCGCGGGCGGCGGACACGAGCCGGGCAGCCTCGTCGCGGTCGGCCTGCGAGAAGTGCAGCACCATCGGGACGCGCTCGTGCGAGAAGGCGGGCACGAGCCCGGCCGACGAGTCGACGGCGGCCAGCCCGGACGGCGTCGGCGCGGTGACGATGCCCGGCGCCGGCTGCTGCTCGCCGGTCGCGACCGCGGTCGTCGGTGTCGGCGCCGCGGCGGCCGCCGGCTGCTCGGGCGCCTGGTCCTGCTTGTCGTCCTCGTCCTCGTCCTCGTCGTCGTACAGGTCGGCGTCGTCCATCGCGACGTCCAGCGCGGTCACGAGCGTCTCAAGGTCGGCGTCGGTGTAGCCCGTGCCGGTCAGGTCGCCGTCGAGGCCCTCGACGAGCGCGGCGAGGGCGAGCGCGTCGTACTCGCCGTCGTTCGAGGCGTTGTCGACGAGGTTGATCCGGGTCGCGGTGTCGTCGTCGCAGGTGACGATCTCGCAGCGCGCGGCCGGATCCCAGGGCTTGTTTCCGCAGACGGCGCAGGGCCGCTCGGTGTCGCCGTTGCGGGTGGTCATGCCGCAGTCGCCGGGCCCGTGGGCGGCGAGCGCCTGAAGGGTGTGGTTACCGGCGAGGACGGTCAGCGTGCCGCCGTCGTGCTCGCGGACGACGAGCGACCTGTACTGCCCGTTCCTGCAAAGGCTCTCCAGGATCTTCGGGACGTTGCCGATCTTCGCGTTGCCGGGGAACGGCCGGAGCCGGCCGAGCGGGAGTGTCTCGGTGCGTGCGTACGTCGCCTTGTCGTCCATGGCCGTTTCCCCTGGTCGCCGGGCCGGTGAGTCGGCCGAGAAGGATAAGCGGCGGGGTGGACATGCTCGGGACGCGCGAGAGCCCGCCGCGGCGCTGGTGCCAGGCGGGCTCGGGCGAAAGGTGAGCGGCTCAGTCCTGCGTGCGCCACCGCCGGTCGTCGGCGCCGCGCTCGGAGGCGGGGACGTCGGGCGAGGCGGTCGAGGCTACGGCGGCGTCATAGGCGATCGCCGCGGCGTGGTCGAGGCACGCATACGTCATCGTCTCCTCGGCCGTCTCGACGAAGTACAGGACGGCGTGACCGCCGCAGGTCTTGCACTGGGCGGCCCCGGCGTCGGTGGCGTCGACGAGGCCGAAGTGTCCTTCGCCCCGGCCGTAGCCTCCGGAGAGGCGCCGGGCGAGGTCTGCTGCTGATGGTCCGCTCATGGTCGGTACTCCTTCGCGCGTCCTGGGCTGAGGGTAGCGGCTGGTCAGTCGTCGCCGGGCGGGTACGGGGTGAGGTGGCGGCAGTACAGGCAGCGCTCGCCGCGGGCGAGGGCGACCTGTCGGCCCTGGCACTTCGGGCACTCGCCGAGTTCGGTCACGGGGTCGCCGCCGGTGTGGCAGCTCGGGCAGTGGTGCGGGCCGTCGGGGTTGCTGACGTCCCAGCCGGCTCGCTCGGCGGCGGCGCGCTCGTGCTCGGCGTCGGCGCCGGGCAGACCGACGTGCAGGGCGAGGCACTCCGTCGTGTCGCAGACGGTCGTCAGTACGAGGGCCATCAGCCGGTGTCCTTTCCGGTGAGGCCGCGGCGGCGGGCCATCCGCAGCCATGTCTCTACGGTCTGCGGCAGGACGTCGAAGTACGCGGCGAAGTGGCGGGCCGGGTTGCGGACGCCGTCGGCCTCCGCCCGGCGGTGGTGCCGGGCGAGGCTGGTCAGGAAGGCGTCGGTGATGCGGCCTCCCTCGCGCAGCGCGCGCAGGTCGTCGATCTGCTTCGGCGTCATGCTCGGGCCGGTCTGTGTGCTCATGGTCCGGGCCTCCGTCAACGCCAGTCCGACGGCGGGCGGTGACCGCCGGACAGGCGCCGGTCGAGCTCGTCCCACGCCTGGCGGGTGCGGTCGGCCGGGTCGGCGTGGAAGCGCTCGATCCTGCCGCGGAGGTACGCGAGCAGGTCGTCCGTGCCCATGGTGGCGACCTCGCCGACACGGAGGACCGCGGTACGGTTCTGGGCGTCCCGAGCGACCTGCACGAGCATGTCCGAGGCGGTCGAGCGGTACGCCTCCAGGCTCTTGCCGTACGTGCCGTCGGGGGCGATCCAGCCGTATCGGGCGGCGTGGAGCTGGCCGACCTGGAACGTGTACCCGAGGAACGTCCCGCCCTCGCCGCGGAACGGCTGAAAGGCTTCCGCGTTCGGGTAATCGCCGTACTGCAACATCTGGCGGGCCTGGTGCTCGGTGAACTCCGGGGCGTCTTGCTGCTCGCTGCTCATGGTGGGGTGTCTCCTGCTCGTGGTCATATGCGGAAGCCTGCGGCGCGCAGGTCGCTGCGCTTGTTCTTCAGGGCGCGGACGTCGCTCGGCGTCGACGGGATGTAAACGGTCTCGCCGGTCGTCTTGTGGGTGGCGGCCCAGTGCCCGCCGCCGGTCGGCTCGATGCTCGACGTCTGTTTACGGATCTTGCGGAAGAGCTCCTTCACTTCCTTCTGCCGGTTCGACACGTCGTAGCTCCTCAGCTGTCGGCGTCGAGCTGACCGGGGTCGGTGACGGTGACGCCGTCGCGGGTGCGGGACAGGACGCGGTCGTACGTGCGCTTCGGGTCGTCCCAGCCGCCCCCGCCGCCGTCGAGCGTGAGCGTCTTCGCGTTGACCCGCTTGACGGCGTAGGTGCTCGTGACGGCCATGTCGCGGCGGAAGTCGCGGACGGTGACGACGTCGCCCTTGCGGAAGTCGGCGGGCTGCCAGTCGCGGGAGCGGCTCGCCTCGACGGCGGCGAGGTCGGCGACGGCCTGGGCCTGGTTGGCGCGGGAGCGCGCGCGCTTCGCCTCTTCGGCCTTCTCGACGGCGCGGCGGGTGGCGTTGTCGGCGCGGTCGCGGTCGCGGACGGCGGAGCGGTAGGAACTGTGGCCGACGAGCAGCGGCTGACCGCCCTCGAAGCGGCCGTACATGCCGGACGCGTGGCGCGACATGCGCGCGGCCTCGGCCTCCAGGCCGTCGGCGATCTTCGCGAGGCGGTCGGCTTCGCGCTGCTCGGGCGTGTCCGGGCGGGGCGCGGCCGGCTCGTCGCCGTCGCGGGTCTCGGTGGTCGGGGTGGGCATGCTGGTTCTCCTCGGGCGGGAAGGGCCGGGCGCCGCGGCGGGCGCCCGGTCGTCGAGCAGCGGTCAGGCGGCGGGCTGGTCGGTGGTGGTGATCAGGTGGGCGGGCATCGTCGGCGAGCCGGACAGAAGCCAGTCGAGGAACTCGCGGGCGTCCTTCGGCAGCTCTTCGGCGGCGGCCTGCTCGGCGGCGGCGCGCTCGGCGGCCTCGGCCTCGGGGTCGAAGAACTCGTGTACGTCGGCGAACATCGGGTCGTCGGGGGTGAGGTCGAACTTCACGGGTTCGGGCCGCATGCGGGCCTTGAGGTCGGGGAACGACGGCGCCTCGAACTTCCTCTTCGCGATGCCGTTGACGCGCTCACGCAGCCGCCGCGCCTCGTTCAGCAGGGGGCCGCTCGCGTGGTTACGCGCGGCGTGCTCGGCCTTCCTGGCGGCCTTCTCGGCGGCGGCGAGCGCGTCGGCCTTGCCCGCCTCGTGCAGCTCGGCGAGCGTGGCGCGTACGGCCTTGGTGTGCGCCGTCTCCAACTGGCGGACGGTGCGCACGCGGTCGCCGTAGTCGGTGCGGATGGTGCGGGTTACGCCGTAGACGGTGACGGTCGTCTCGCGGAAGTCCATGGGTGGTGTCCTCGTCGTCGAGCAGGCGGGGCGGGGAGCGGGGGCGGGGCGCCGAGCGGGCGCCCCGCGGGGAGGGAGGGTCAGCGCTTGCCCGCGAGGGCCTCGCGTTCCTTGCGGTCGCGGAGCTGGCAGGCGCCGACGTAGACGAGTCCGGTCCAGCAGCCGCCTTCGACGGTGTCCTCTACGGCCCAGCCGCCCCGCAGCTTCGTGACCTTGAAGCGGTTCCGGACCTGCGCGGCCTCGCGGCGTGCGTTGCGCAGGCGCAGGCGGCGGCCCGCGACCTTGAGGCCGACGGCGTGCGCCTTGTCGAAGGCGACGGCGCCGCGCTCGACGCGTCGGCATACGGCCTCGGAGAACTCGTCGACGGTGCCTGCCGCCTTGAGCTCGCGGGGGAACATGAGCGACGTCGTCTGCATGGACGCGGGGCCCATGCCGTACCACCACACGATCACGCCTTCCTTCGGGTCGGTGCCGAAGGGGCCCAGGACGATGCCCTTGCGTACGGCCTGCGGCTCGCCGTTCTTCAGCGGGCGGCCCGTGACGACGTCGCCTGCGGCGTAGGTGGGGGCGGCGGCGGTGGTGGTGGCGGTCATGGTGCGCGTCCTTTCGCGGGGTGGGGGCGGGCGCCTGGTCGGCGCCCGCCAGGGAGGGGGTTACTTGCTGGTGGGGATTCCGGCGCGGTCGCAGTACGAGGCGACGACGGTCTGACCGACGGCGATCACCGCGTCCTTCGGCGTCTTGCCGTTCGCGGTGTGCCGCTCGTAGGCGGTGCGGATCTTGTCGAGCACCGCGTCCGAGGTCATGACCTGGCCGACGTAGTCCGTGGTGTGGTGGCCGTGGCCGGCCGCCGCGATCACCTTCGTGGCCATGGCGGCGACTACGGCGACGGCGTCCTCGGTGTTGCGGATCCGGATCGTGGTGCTCATGGCCTGCTCCCTCCCTGCGCGGCCCCGTGCCGCGCTGACAGACATAAGTAAAGCACCATCACGTTGCACCGTCAAGTTGCCCCACGAGGAGAATCGCCGGCCCATCCCCGGCGGCGCGACCGGCGATCAGTCGGCGGCGCCCTTCGCGGTGACGTAGACCGTCGCGCCGCCCTCGTACCGGACGGCGTACTTGCCCTTCGCGCGCACGAAGGCGGCGACCTCGGGCAGGCGGCCGGGCGTGCGGTCCATCGGCATCCGAGCGCCCTCGCCGTACCAGACGACGCGCACGCCGGTCGCCGGTCCGCCCTCGTTCTTCAGCACGCGGAAGCCGGCCGACAGGCGGCCGTCGTCGCCGGTCCGCTCGAAGCCGGCCCGCGCGAGCTGCGCCGACAGGGCGGACGTCGTCGGGTTGCCCTGCGCCCGCCGGGCCTTGCGGGCGGCGACGCGCGCCGCCTGCGCCTTGCACGACGCTTCGTTGCACGGGGCGTCGACGGGCTTGATGTGCTGCCCGTACGCGGCGCCCGAGCCGTTGGGGCACTCCTCCCACGTCCCGGGCGCGTACCAAAAGGCGTACTCGCGGACTCCGCGGATGCCCTCGGCGCCCTGCTCGTCGCGCTCGTCGATGAGCCGCCGGATCATCGCGAGGCAGTCGGCGGCCGACTGGCCGAGGTCGCCGGTCATGCGCTCGCCCGGCCTGGGCGACGCGTCGTTCACCGTGAAGGCGGGCGCCGCGTAGCGGTTGCTCGGCGGGATGACCTCGATCGTGCGCCCCTTGTACGTGGTGCGGATGGCCTGCGCGGTCACGGCGTTGCTCCTTCGTCCTGTGGTCTCGTCTGGGGCGGTCGGGGGCGGGGGCCGCGCGGTTCGTCGGCCCCCGTCGGGTTCGGCGTCTCAGGGCGGCGTCAGCGCCTTCTCGTGCGCCTCCAGGTCGGCGACGCAGTCCCCGCGGTCGCCTCGGCAGACGGGGGCGCCGCAGCAGTAGGTGTCGCCGTTGCCGAGCAGCGCGCCCGGTCGGCTGACGCTCGTCGACCCGCAGTAGGCGCAGTGCGCGCGCTCGGGTCCGGGGCAGCCGTCGAGCGGCTCGGGGGCGGTCGTCGTCGTGCTGATCGTCATGGGTGCGGGTCCTTCGCTGCCCGGGTCTGCGGGGCGGTCTGGGGGGGCCGTCGGGGCGTGTCCGCGAGCGGAGGGCGAGCACGCCGCGACGGCGGTCGTGGGGGCGGCGGGGGCGGTCAGAAGGTGCAGGTTCCGGCGAGGGCGCCGCGCGAGCGGTACGCGATGCTCGCGTTACCCCTCACGCGCAGGTCGCGGGTGTTGTCGTAGTCGCGCCACCAGCGGCGGGCCGTGTCCCAGCCGCTCGCGCCGACAATGAACCCGTAGAAGGTGCCGCCGTCGTGCTTGCGGTACTGGCCGAGGCCCCATTCGTGCGGGTCGTCGGCGACGTCGGGGGAGGCGAGCAGCGCTTCAAAGATGGTCCGGACCGTGGCCGCCGCCCACGAGTCGGCGGGGTGCGCGACCGACTCGAAGTGGATCCCGCGCGCCTGCGGGTCGATCCCTTCGAGCGCGGCGAGCGCGAGCGGGCGGGCGATCTCGTCGGGGATGACGGCGTACACGCGGCCCATGTCGTCGGTGGTCACGGTGACGTCGTCGACGGTGAGGGCGCGAGCGGAGGTGGCGGGCATCGGGTGTTCCTTCGGCGAGAGGGCGAGTGCGGCGGTCTGGGGCGCCCGCGGGGCGCGTCCGCTGGTTGGGTGCGGACGCGCCCCGTCGGTGAGCGTGGGGTGCCGTCAGGCGGCGGCGAGGGCGGCGCGGCCCGCGTCGGTGAGGCGGACGGCCTGGCCCTGGTAGCGGGTCGTCGACGTGTCGAGCTCGGCGAAGCGGCCCGAGATGCAGTTCTCGACGACGCCGAGGTTCTCGCGGCCGTGGGGGCCGAAGGCGGCGCGCCTGGCGTAACCGAGTTCCTTGATCGTTACCTGACCGGTCTCGATCTTCCGCAGCATCGCGAGCTGTGCGGGGGTCGGCTTCTTCGGCTTGTCGGTCGGCGTCTTCTTCGGCTCGTCGTCGACGACGTCCGCCGCCTGCTGCTCGGCGGCGGCTTCCTGCTCGGCCTCGGCCGCCTGCTCGGCCTCCTGCTCGCGGATCGTCTCGGCCCAGCCGTAGGTGCGGGAGAGGAACATCCGCAGGCCCTCGCGCTCCAGTCGGCCCGCCTCGTTCGTGAGCTGGTTCGTGCTCGTGCTCTCGGCGCCTTCGAGGAGTGCCTTCGTCGCACGGTTGCGGACGGAATCGAGCGCGTCGGCCATGCCCTTTTCCTCGGCGAGTACGAGCAGCTCGCGCCACGGAGCGGCCTCGAACGCGGCTTCGAGGACCTTGCCGATCGAGTAGGTCTCGATGCGCCGTCCGATGAGCTTCTCGTCGAGCAGCTCGGCGGCGGCCGTCTTGCGCCGACGGACCTCGGTGTCGATGTACTGCTGAGCCAGGATCTTGATTCCGTCGGCGTGCTTCATGGTGCGTCCCTCCGTCTGGCCGGGCCGTTTGCCCCGCTCACGTGATTAATAATGGCACCATCATGTTGCACCGTCAAGTCTCACGCTCAGGGAGTGAGCGGAGAGACGTCGACGCCGGTCAGGCGACCGGCCGACCGCAGGCACGCCCGGCACGACGGCACGCGCCCGTCCGTCGCCGGTTCCGGGAATTCCCGCAGGTCACGAGCCCGCGACGGCGTCCAGCACAGGACGCGGTGCGCCGGTCGCACGAGTCGGCCGACGGCGATCCCCTCGGGCAGATAGATGTGATCGCCGCCCTGCGAGTAGTGCCCGAGGTGGCGGTGCGACGTGTAGTTGTGCCGCACCTCGGCGGGCACGGGCAGCGCCTCGCGCAGCCGCTCCCACACCTCGACCTGCCGCGCGTGCCGCTCGACGCGGGCACGCTGCGCGGCTTCGAGCTGCTCGCGCACCGCCGCGGCGGCGGCCGTCGCGACCGGCGGCGGGGGCGGGCACGGCTCCGCCTCGGTCGCGATGTGCAACAGGTACCGCTCGGGCCACGTGACGTAACGCTCGCCGGGGAACGGGCGGCCGAGGACCTCCGAGCACCACTCGCCGTTGTGGACCGGCGAGACCAGGACGCGCGGGTCGACGAGCGAGCCGGCTTCGCGGCGGGCACGCGCCCTGAGCGTCTCGATCGCCGACGGCGTCAGGCCGGTCGCCCGGCCGGTGACCGGCGCGGCGTCGGCGTGCTGCTCGCTCATGCCCGCCCCCCGTCGGCGACGAGCGCGCGCAGGGCGGCGCCGAGGTCGGCGGCGGCCCGGCCGTAGACCGGCTCGTCGAGCGGCAGCGCGGCCGGCTCCGCGGCGACCGGCCGGTCCGACTCGGTGCCGCAGCCGATACAGCGCGTGCGGTACACCTGGCGGCCGTCGAGCGTGACGAGGTGCGTGCGGTGCGGCCTGGTCGCGGCGCACTTCGGGCAGCGCCGGTGACTGTGTCCGGGCATGACGTGTCTCCGTTCCGGGTCGGGGCCGGGCGCCGCGCGGGCGCCCGGCCGGTCGAGCGGTCAGGCCTGCGCGTCGTCGTCGAGCAGGCGGCGGCGGGCCGTGGCGCGATCGGTGTCGAGCGGGGCCTTCGAGACGCGGCCGCCGGCGGTGACGGCGCCGAAGCGCTCCCACCGGTCGCGGCCGGTCGCGAACGTCCAGCCGCGCAGCAGCTCGCCGCCGGGCGAGTGAACGGGCTGGAAGTCGCGGGCGTTGGGGCAGGCGCTGCGGACGACGCGCCGGGCGGCGACGTAAGGCGGCTCTTCGTACATCAGGGCGCGCTCGGCCTTGGCCCGGTAGGTGTAGAGGCCGAACTGGTTCACGTCGCCGTCGTACGGGACCACGCCGTACTCAGTGGTCGCGCCGAAGCCGACGCGGAAGGACCAGCCGAGGGGCTCGTCGCGGTCGCGCTGCCCGACGGGGGCGAAGCCGGTCGCGTTCTCGTACTTCGCGCGGACGGCGTCGCGGGCGTCGTCCTCGGCGAGCGCGACGCGGTACGACGGGTCGGCGATCCGCAGGAAGTCCAGCGACCGGCCCAGTTCGTCGAGGGCGGCCTGCCACTCCGGGTCGGCGGGGTCCGGGTCGGTGCGGACGCGGGCGCCTGCCGCGTGAGTGCGGCGGTGCGCGGCGAGCAGGTCTTCCCAGTTGGCGCGCAGGCAGGCGGCGACCGGCCAGCAGCCGCCGTCGCTTGCGACGACGTGCAGCGGCTCGCCGTCGACGCGATCGGCCATGTGGTCGACGGCGCGGAGCGTCATGTTCGGGCAGACGATCTTGTCGCCCTTCTTGAACACGACGAGCTCGATCTCGTTCGCGGCGTAGTCGAGGGTCTGGCCGGTCGGGTCGGCGTCGACGACGATCCCGTACCCGCCGTACCCGACGGGCAGGCCGTCGACGACGCCGAGCGATCCGGCGGGGACGGCGAGCACGCCTTCCCAGGCGGCGGGGGCGTCGACGAGCGTGCGGACGCGGTCGCCCTTGGCGAGGTTCATCAGGTGTGTCTCCGATCGGTGGATGAGCGGGCGCCGCCGCGGCAGGCGGCGCCCGGGTCGGTGGGGGAGGGTCAGCAGGCGGCGAGCGCGGTACGGACGCCGAACCGCCAGAACTCGCCGCGCTCGTCGTCCCAGTGCTCGACGACGAGCTGGGGGACGGAGACACCCGCGTACGTGCGCGGCGTGGCGGGCACGGGCAGCGTCTCGGCGGCGGCGTCGAGGGCGTTCGCGTCGAGCGCGGCGTCCGTCGCGGAGGTGATCAGGTCGGCGGCCTCGTTCGTGAAGACGCCGGTCCCGTGCTCGTGCCCGGGTCCGATCGCACGCCAGGCCATGCCGTGACTGAGATAGGTCAGTTCCCAGACCGTCCCGCGGTACGTCGCGAGGTACGTCACGCGGGTACCGGGCTTCACGTCCGCGCTCAGGACGACGTCGGCCACGGCGAGCGCGTCACGGAGCTGCTGGAGTGCGGCGGCGGGGATGGTGCGAGGCAGTGCCGACATGGGTTTGATCTCCGTTCGGTCGACGGGGACCGGGCACCGTACGCCGATGCCCGGACAGGGTGTGAGCGGTTCAGGCGGCGGCGCGCGGTTCGGCGGCGCCCAGATAGGCGGTGTAGACCTCGGCGGGCCACTCGATGTCGGCGCAGAACACGCACTCTTCCCACGGGCCGCCGTGGTCGCAGCGCTCGGCGCGGTGCAGGACGTGCACGGGCGAGGCGCTCGTGTAGTGCGCGGAGGTGATCGGGTCGGCCGACTGGTGGTGCACGGTGAACGAGCCGTCGACGTTGTCCCAGACGTACGAGACGGTCACCTCGCGGCGGTACCGCTTGTCGAAGTGGCCGAGCGCGACGTAGCGGTCCCCGATGCCGAGCGTCGAGGCCGGCTGCCTGCCGAGGCCGAGCACCTCGGCGGCGGGCTTGCGGGGCGCGCGGAAGGTGATCGCGGCGAGCGCGTCGGGGTGGTAGGTCTTCGCGCGGTCGGGGCTGCCTACGTGGTAGACGGTCGTCGCGTCGGTGATGCTGTTCCGCCGGATCCTGGCGACGGTCGCTTCGAGGGGCTTCCCGTCGGGGCCGGCGATCAGGTAGCGGTCGCCGACGCCGAGCGTGTGCGCGGGCTGCCGTCCGGTGCTGAGCGTCACGGGTGTCGCTCCGTTCTGGGGTCGGTCCGGGGCGCCGAGCGCGGCGCCCCGGACGGGGCGGTCGGGTCAGGCGGCGAGGCTGACGATGTGGGCCGCAATGCGGTGCTTGCAGACGTGCACGCCCTTGATTCCGGCGGGGCAGGTGCAGGCGGCGCGGTGGGTGCGGTACGCGGTCGAGCCGTCGGAGGAGACGGCGAGGAACACGCGGTTCCCACGCAGCGGGACGAGGGCGCCCTGCTCGATCAGCTCCTCGGCCTTCTCGACCAGGTGCGCCTTGTACTGCGCGACGACGGCGGCCTTGCGGGCCTTGCGGACCATGACGCGGCACTTCGGGCCGTAACCGTCGGGGCTGGGGTTGCGGAGAGCGCGGCGGCACTTGAGGCAGTGGCCGGTGATCGGCTTCGCGTTCTTGCCGGTGCTCATTTCGCGTGTCCCCCTCGGTGGCCTGCGCCGTCGTTCGTGCTGACACACATAATGTTGCACGCTCACGTTGCACTGTCAAGTTGCACCACAGGATTACGGGGGAAGTTATCCGACGCACTTTGTCGTTGCACCATCGTGTGTCATAGTGGCCGCATGTCACCGACACCCGACCCGAACAAAACGGCCGCGATCCGCGACCTGACCCGGCTCACCACCCGGTTCACCGGCGCCGAGGAGAAACAGGACCAGGCGCGCGACAAGCTGCAAGCCGCGATCGTCCGGCACCTCAAGGCGCGCAACGCGCCGCCGAGCGTCATCGCCGAGCACACGCCTTACGACCGGGTGCACGTCGGCAGGATCGGCAAGGCCGGCGGCGTCGAGCCGCTGCCCAAGGGGCCACAGCCGAAGTACGACGCCGCGACCGTCGACGCCGCGACCGGCGAGCTCGACGATCTGACGAAGGCGTTCAAGGCCGCCGAGGGTGCGGTCGACAAGGCGCGCGAGGCGCTGCACAAGGGGATCGTGAAGCACTACGCCGAGCGGCACATCGGGCCGAGCGAGATCGCTCAGCACGTGCCGTACAAGCGCAACCGGATCTATCAGCTCGCCGACGAGGCGGGCGTCCCGCGCATCCGCGAGACGGCGGCGAACTAGCCGGCCGACGTGAGCCCGTGAGCCTGAGCCGCGCGACGTGAGCCCGTGGGCCCGAGTAGCGGCACGAGCCCGTGAGCCTGAGCCCGGCGACCGGCCTGAGGATCACGCGCCGAGTGGGGGAGTGGCGGCCGACACGACGAAGCCCCTCGCCGTACGAGACGGCGGGGGGCTTTCGTGCGAGCGGCGGAGGTCAGAAGTTCTTGATCCAGACGCCGAGCAGCACGGCGACGACGAGGACGACCGTCGCGATCTTCTGCCCGCGCGGGACGTCGGCCCACCGCACCGGCTCGGCCTCGACCGGGATGATCTCCTCGCCGTCCGGGTGGTCGCCGCCGTGGAACTGGTCGCGGTGCCGCGCACCGGCCGCTCGCGCTTCGGGCTTGGTGTCGACGGCCGGCGACGTCGTCCGGCACAACGGACAGCGGTACGCGTACGGGCCGCTCACGATCGTTCTCCTCACTCGCGCGTCGTTACCGCTCATGATGGAGGACGCGCCGCGTGACCGGCCCATGATTGCCCCTCTTTCACTATTCGTACGGACCGTTCGATTCCCTGCGCCGGTCTGTCAGCCGGCGTCCTGCCTGTGCTCGATCACCCATGCCGACGGGCCGCGCGAGGCGTCGTTCACCCACCGGTAGCCGCGGGCGACGTCCTCTTCGGTCCACCCTTCCGGGGCCTGCGAGCGGGCCTTCCGGCCTCTCTCCGGGCGACTCTCCGGGGGCGGAGAGTGCGGAGATTTACGCAGGTCAGGGCCACTCTCCGGGGGTGAAGAGCCGTCGCTCTCCGCTTCCTGGCCGTCGCCGGGGGAGGGCAGCGGCGGCAGCTCGTCGCGGTGCACACCGGCCCGCCCGGCGACACCCCTCGCGCGGAACGTACGGGAGGGGTCGTAACCCGCGTCGACGAGCACCTGCCTGAGCTGCTTATCGGTGGCCCCCGACAGGCCCGGCAGGCGCTGCCGCATGGCGGGGCGGAGGGTGCTCAGGTGGACCCCGTTGTCGTCGCCGGTCAGCTCCCGGATAAGGGCCGTCAGCGGGGGCTCGTCGAGGTCCTCGTCGACGTCCTCGCCGGGGGTGCCGTCGGCGTCCTCGGCGGGGGCCTGCTCGGCGGTCCTGCGCCCCCACCGGGCGAGGCCCTTCCGGCGGAGCGCCGGGGCGTCGCCGTCGTCCTTCGCGACGTCCTGCGCGGGTGCCTTCTCGCCGTCCTTCGCGGGGGCCTTCTGCGCCTTCTTCTTGCCCTTGCCCAGCAGCTTGTCGAAGGCGCCGCGACCGGCGGCGATCGCGGCCACGCACCACAGGCAGACGACGCCGGTCGCGCCCTGCGTGGGGAACTCGCCGACGGTGTGAACGACGGCGAGCAGCGCGCCGAGTCCGATCGCGAGCCGGGCGGGGATCGAGGGCTTCGTGCCGTACGTGCCGGCGAGCCAGCCGAGGAGCAGGCCGAGCAGGGTCACGCTCCCCGACCAGATGAGCCTGAGCCCGGCGGCGAGCGCCGTCAGGACGCGGCGGCCGATGCTGGCAGCCGGCTTGCGGCTCGCGGCCATGCCGCGGCGAGCGAGGCCGACGGCGGCCTTCGCGTCGGCGTACGGGCGCAGGTCGGGGATCGCGAGCGCGCGGATCTTCTCGGGCCTCTCCCCCGGCTCAGGCTCGGCGTCGGGCTCAGGCTCAGGCTCACGCTCGGTGTCGGGCTCAGGCTCACAGATCGGCTCAGGCTCAGGCTCACGGGAGACGTGAGCCTGAGCCTGCTCGTCCGTGAGCCCGGCGGCGAGCTGAGTCGTCTCGCCGTCCGGGCCGGGCGTCTGCGCCGTGACGGTGGTCATGACGCGAAGTGCATCGCGATCGTGTGGATCCGCTGCGCGAGGGTGCCGAACCCACCGCCGGCGCCCGCCATGATGTGAACCAGGATGATCCCGGTCACGGCGACCTGCCGCCGGCTGAGCCCCACCCACGCCAGGAATGCGAGCAGCACGAGCACGAGGCCGGGCAGCGAGATCCCCGGAAGGGCGGCAGTGATCAGGTTGACGCCGTCCCCCATGATCAACTGAGAGACGATGTTGAACGGCCACCCGGCGGCGGTGTACGAGGCCCCGGCGATCATGCTCAGGATCAGCACCCACCACCAGCCGAGCGGCTTCGCCTTGCCGACCTTCTGTTCCTTCGTGCCGAGGATCAGCACGACAGTGAGCACGACGGCGAACGAGACGACCCCGAGCGAAGGGATCAGGGATTTCACGGGTCAGCTTCCTTTGCGTGTGGGGCTGGATCAGTTCGGGAGCGGGTTGCCGTACAACAGCGCGCCGACGATCAGGCAGACGGTCAGGCCGCGCGTGGCCCAGGCGATCAGGAACCACGACCGGCGGGTCTTGCGGTCGAGGGAGACGACGACGAGCGCGACGACGCCCCAGAAGTAGACGTCGGGGTTGTCCTGGAGCCGGCCCCCGTGCTGCGCGACGGCGGCCGTCGCGTCGCGGGCGTACTGCGGGATGCCGAAGTACCAGCCGGCCCCGAAGCCGCTGCCGACGTACAGCAGCCACTTCTTGTGTGCCGGGATGCTGCGGAACAGCTCGGCGAGTGACCGTTTCTCGGTCTCGCGGTACAGCGGGACGGCGGTCGCGAAGGGCGGCCTGGTCGTCTCGCCGCGCGAGCGCCGCCACCTGCCGCCGCGCTTGCGCCGTTGCCCCTCCCCCGCGTCTTCGTCGTCCTCTGCGGCGTCCTCGTCATCCTCTTCGCCCAGGTCGTCGGGCTCGTCGTCGTCGACGGCGTCAGGGTCCTTCGAGACCTTCCGCAGGCGCGGACGGCGGCGCCGGGCGGGCTGCTCGTCGCCGTCGTCGTCGTGCTGCTCGTCGAGGGCCGGCTCTTCCGGCTCGTCGCCTTCGCCGTCCTCGGACGCCGCGGCGTCCTCGAGGTCGGGCTTACGGGATTTCCACCGGTCCGGCAGGCGCGGCACGCTCGACCGGCGCGGCGCGGGCGCCGGGACGTCCGGGTCATAGTCGGGCTTGGGCGGGACCACCACGGCGGCGGGCGCGGGCCGCTGCTCGGCGTCCTCGTCGGCGTCGTATCCAGGGGGGCGGACGCCGAGACGGCGAAGCATCGTACGGACCGCGGTCTCGTCGTCGTCGGGCTCGATGCGGTCGTTCATGCGTAGAACCCCTCTCCTTCTCCGTTGAGCTGTCGCGCTTCGTTCAGGCGGGCGCCGGCGGTGCGCTCGTCGACGCCGAGCAGCGGGGCCGCCGTCGCGGGTGTGAGCCGGTCACCGGCCTTGAGCCGCTCGGCGAGCGTCACGACGCGGCGGGCCTGTGTGAGCCTGCGCTGCGCCGTGGCCGGGCTCACGCCGAGCAGCGGCGCCGCGGTCCTCTTCGTGATCTGCTCGCCGCCGCGCAGCCGGTCGGCGAGCTTGAGGATTTGGAGCTGCTCGCCCTCGGCGGGCTCAGGCTCACGCTGCGGCTCGGGCTCGGGCTCAGGCTCAGGCTCGCGGGCGGGCTCACCGCCGGGTCGAGCCTGGTCAGTGCCCGTGCCGCCGGTCTGCTGCTCGCCGACGCGCGGGACGGGCGGGACCGCCGTCTCGCCGCGCTGCTGCTCGGGCTCGGGCTCACGCTCGTGTTCCGGCTCAGGCTCAGGCACGGGCTCAGGCTCAGGCTCGCGCGGCGCAGGCTCGGGCTCGGGCTCAGGCTCGGGCTCACGGATGACGGGCGCGGGCTCAGCCGCGGGCAGCAGCGCGGGGACGGCCGGGCCGGTGGCGAGCATGTCGCCGAGCGCCAGGCCCGCGCCTTCGGTGAGCGTGACGCGCTGCACGCGGATCAGGTCGACGCCGAGTTCGACGTCGCCCTCCCCCGCCCGCCGCAGCAGTCGCCACGCGGCGAGCTCCGACCAGTTCTGCACCCACTTCCACGGGTGCCGGTCGGCGCGCGCACGGTGGTACGCGATCCTGCGCATGATCTGCGCGTTGCGGCGCTGCGCCTCGACGTCGACGCTCGTCCGGTAGACGACGAGCCGACGGGCGACCAGGCCGAGGCCCTCGGCCGCGACGCACATCGCCATGGGAGTGATCCCGTAGACGACCGACTCGGTCAGCGTGTCGGCGACGGCGACGCCGGTCGCCGCCGCGGCGGCCGGTGCCGACCACAGACCGGCCCGGACAGGCCAGGGTGCGGCCTGCCCGAACATGGTCAGCAGCACCATGACCAGAGCGAGGACGAGCGTCGCGCCCTCACCGGCCGCGACGACGCCGAGCGCCGTCGCCTGCCGGTCCGGACCGAACTCGCTGACGACGTTGGTGAACGTGCCCCAGCCGCCGAGGCCGCCGAAGCCGATCATCGGGACCGTCGCGGAGATCAGTACGGCGCGCTGCCCCTTGGTGAGCTTGCGCGTCTCGGTCATGGTTCTGCCCTTCACATGTGGTCGGGACGTGTCGCAGGAAGGCCGGGCCCTGCCAGGGGGAGGGGGAGCAGGACCCGGCCGGTCAGGTGGCGGTCAGGAGCCGCGCCGCCAACGGCTCTTGCGCTCGAAGGCGAACCGCGTTCCGTCGCCGGCGTCGCCGTTGCGGAAGACGCTCTCGCGGTGCCGCTGTCGGCGACCGGCCGCGAGGTCGGCTTCCCGCCCGCGCTGGCGGGCGTTCTTCTCCTGCTCGCGCGTCGAGGCGTACGGGCCGACGGCGGGCGTGTAGCGCGGGCCGCCCGTCAGCGCCTCGCGAAGGCGGTCGAAGGCGCTCACGTGGTCCGCCTCCCACCGCAGGACTCGGCGCTCTCCTTCGCGTGGAACTTCGCCGACTCGTTCTGCCCGAGGGCCTCCTCGGCCCGAGCGGCCCGGTCCTGCGGCGTGCCGCGGTCCGTGCGGCACGCGCTCACCGTGGCCGGCTGGGCGACGGTCCGGTTCGGCGTGCTCGTGCTGATCCGGCGGGGGCTCATCCGCGACCACCCGAGCGAGCCGGGATGCCGCGCGTCTGAGGGGCGCTGGTGTCCTTCTCGCCGCGCAGCAGGACGGCGCTGTACGTGTTTCCTGCTCGGTTTCCTTCGGTACCGCCCGAGTCGGCCCGTCCGTCTTCGCGGGCGCCGGGCGCCCGGTTAGCCTTACTCACGTTCGCACTCCTGGTAGGTCAGGTGGGCGACCGGCGCCGAGCGGGCCTCTCACAACTCCGCTCGGCGCCGTTCTGTATGGACACAGCACCGAGGCGGTGCCGCTTGCCCCGACTTTATGGGATCCCATAAAGTCACCGCAAGCGGCTCCCCGTGGAAGGAGCGGGATTGGCCGAGGAACAAAACGGCACGGAGGAGGGGCGGCGAGTGGCTGACGCGCTGCGAGCCATCGAGCAGATGGACGATCCCGCCCAGCAGGCGCGCGCGATCACTGAGGTTCTGCGATTGCAGAAGGAGAAAGGGCCAGAGTTCAAGGCGACGCGGAAGGCGTGGGTCGACGAGCAGCGCGCTAAGAAGGTCCCGTATCGGGTGATCGCCGAGACGCTCGGCTGCTCGATCAGTACCGTGCAGGACATCGAGCGCGGCTACTCCGGGTCGGGCAAGGACCGACCGCGTACAGGGCGGCGTAAGCGAGCAGCCGCCGACGGAGCGAGCGACGCGACGCGGGACGGCGAGCAGCCGCCGAGTGCCTGACCCGTTTATCGATCGTTCATCGCTCGACGGGCGTCACGCCGCGCGTGCCCGGTACTCTGGCGGCGCGCGTCCACGCAGCAGAGCCCCCCGGACACTTCCGATGTCCGGGGGGCTTTGCTTTGTCGGCGTCAGGCGGTGCGGTGGACGGTGACGCGCTGCGCGGCGGGGATCGTGAACTCGGCGCCCGAGCGGTAGACGGTGAGGATTCCGGGCTGGCCCGGAGTGTCGGCCGTGGCGACGACGCGGATCAGCTGGCCGAAGAGGTTCATCATGTCGCCCTCGCGGAGGTCCTTCGCGGGGATGGTGACGGTCTGGCTCATGACTGCTGGTCCTTGTCGGTGCGGGGGCGGCCGTCGGGGCCGTGGGTCTGCTCGAACTTCGCGTAGGCGGCGGTGGTGGCGCCGAAGTGGATCCGGTGGATCTCCTGGAGGCGGTTGATCCGGCGGCGTGCGTGCCGCCACGTCTTGTATTCCTTCGCCTCGCCGTCGTGCTCGACGGTCCACCCTTCGTCGGTGACGCGGAGGGTGACGCCTCCGGGGAAGCTGTGCTCGCTCACGGCGCGGGTTCCTTGCTGCTCGTCGTGGGTGGCGATCAGGCGGCGGCGCGCTCGGCGAGGATCGCGAGGGCCTGCTCGAACGCGGCCTTCTTCGTCTTCGCGTGGTTGACGAGGTTCGACCCGTTGTGCTGGTCGACGGCCCACACGCGGTAGAAGCCGCTGACGGGGTACGCGTTGTCGACGGCGTTGTCTACGCGGTAGTGGACGCCGCCGAGCCAGAACTCGCTGACGCCCTTGTAGGCGGAGCGGCGCATCTTGGGGGCGGGGGCCGGCTCGTCGATCGCGGTGAACTGCTCGGCGGTGCGGAAGGCGATGCCCGTCTCGTCGAAGTCGACGACGAGGTAGCCGTTACCGTCGCCGTCGGTGCGCTTCTCCAGGATGGTGCACTTCTGGCCGTGGGCGGTGAGGACGGCGCGGGTGTCAACCTGGGCGGTCTCGAAGGTGATGCTCATGGTGTTCTCCTCGGTCGGTGTCCGTCGTGTTGCTCGCTGACAGGTTCAAAGTTAGCACCATCATGTTGCACCGTCAAGCGGCGTCCCGAGGGAACTCCGCGAGCGAGCACGAAGGGGCCGTCGGCCAGTGGCCGACGCCCCCTCGTTACGCATTCACCCTATGGCCGGCCTTCCGTCCTGCGCCGCCACTTCGGCGGCGACGGCGCTCAGCCCTTCCGCGAGGGCGGCGCCGAACAGATGGCGGGGCACGCTCGCGCGGTACTCGACGCGCACGCCGTCGCGCTGCTGCTCGCCGTCGTCCGGCACGCGCGGCCGCGTGGGAAGGGCGTCGGTGCTCGCCTGGCGGCGGACGTCGCGCATGCCCGCGATGACGTCCTCGACCTGGTCCGCGGGGACGTCGACGGCGGCGGCGCCCTGGCCGTCGGCACGGATGGCGCGCAGGTTCACCGCCGGTCGCCCGTGCCGCCGCGTCGGCGTGACGTACAGGTGGTCGCCGTCCGGGTCGACGAACCGGAAGCCGCCTGTCTGCTGCTCGTCGTCGACGGCGACCGGCCGCAGCGCCTCGGCGAGGCAGGCGTCCGCGATGTGCCAGGCGGCGACGTCCCACGGGCCGTCGCCGAGCAGGAACCGCACGGTCGCGAACAGCCGCTCGCGCAGGGTGCCGGGCGCGGCGGGCTCGGCGAGCGCGACCGGCGCACCGTGCGGCGGCAGCTCGGCGCCGCCGGCCAGGCGACGCCGCTCGCACGCCTCTGCTTCGGCGGTCGTCGCGTGCGGGATCTCGCAGAGCTGCGGGGCGCCGGTCGCTTCGGTCGCTGCCGCGGCGTCGAGCGGCTCGGCCGTCGGCCGGTCGACGTCGGCCGGGTCGAAGGTGTCGCCGGGTGTCTCGCGGAGCCAGCCGTCGCGGGCGAGCTGGGTCAGGGCGTGCGCGAGCAGGTTCTGTGTGCGCGGGTCGCGGGCGGCGGCGTCGAGCATGGCGGCACCGGTGACGGCGGAGGCGAGCGAGCCGGCGGGCAGGTTCTCGGCTGCCGGCGGCGGCGCGGTGTGCGGTACGAAGTGCTGCCCCTTCCACGAGATGACCTTCCCGTCGCGGCTCGCGAAGATCTCGGGCCCGAGGACGATCACGCCGCCGTCGTCGTACGGGTAGCGGGTGGCCGGCTGCGCGGCGGCCGCGCATTCGCCGGACCGGTAGGTGTGCTGCTCGCTGCACGCGGGGCCGCACTCGGCGGCGGGTGTCTGGGGCACGGGTCATCCCTCCTGGTGACCGGCGAGCGCGTCGAGGACGGCTTCCGCCGCGGCGGTGTCGCCGACGAACCGCCATGTGCGGATGGCTTCGGTGATCGGGGGCAGCAACGCGGCGCGGTCGACGTCGAGGCGGGCCGGCTGCCGGGCGAGCCGGTCGAGGTTGGCGAGCGCCGTCTCGGCCTCGCGGCGGCGGCGGGCCGGGATGCCCGTGTCGCAGCACGCCTCGCGCCGACGGCGGGCCGGGCCGTAATCGTCGTCGAGGCGCTCGCCGTGGTAGCGGCACAGGCGCGGCAGGGTGTCGACGGCGGCGCGCAGCACGGGCAGCGCGGCGCGGATACGGCGGCCGGTCACGCCCGGCTCGGCCGGTCGTCGGCTGGGGGCGAGCGCGGCGCGCAGCTCGGTCGCGGCGCCGCCGTACGCGCGCAGGACGGCCCACCGGGAGGCGAGTTGCTCGACGGCCTCGACGGCGGCTTCCGCGTCCTCCAGACGTACGCGCAGCTCGGCGGCGTCCTGTACGGCCGCGTTCATGCGCCGGCCGCGCAGCTCGGCCGCCTGCTCGGCGGCGTCGAGCCGGTCGTACAGGTCTTTCAGGTCCGCCGTGGTGAGGTCGTCGAGGTGGATCCGGCCGGTCATCGGTGCCCCTTCGGTGCCGGTCCGTACGGGCTGGCCCAGGCGGGGCGGTCGCCGACCAGGCGGACGGCGTGCGGCCGTCGACGGCGTTCGCGGGCGGGCCGGTCGTCGGCCAGGCCGCAGCGGCGCAGGTAGTCGACGAGCGGGCGGACCGCCGCGGTCAGCGCGCGGGCCATCTCGCGGAAGGCGTCGACGAGCTGCCGCCACAGGCGGGCGGCGCGGGCGACGTGCTCGCCGAGCGCGCGGGCCTGCTCGGGAGTGAGGCGGGTCAGTCGCATGGGTGGGGCTCCTGGGTGGTGCGAGGGAAGCCCGGCCGCGAGTGCGGCCGGGCGGTCAGCGGGTCGAGGGCCGGTCAGCGGAAGCCGTCGCCGTAGGAGACGAGGAACCAGCGGGGTGTCTCCTGCGCGGGCATGATGCCGAGCGCGTCGACGGCGGCCACGAGCCGGCTGTCCCAGTCCTCTGCCGCCGGTCGCGCGGCGAGGTCGAGCGGATCGATCAGCTCGACGTCGCCGCGGGCGACGCGGGTGACGTGCGCGGCGAGCGCGTACGCCGGGGCAGTGTCCGCGCAGTACGTCGCGACGCGGACACCGACGCGGACCTCTGCCTGCTTACGCCGGTCCCAGAAACCCGTCTCGCCGGCTCCCTCGATCCACTTCTCGGTGAACCCGCCGACGGTCTTCAGCAGGTGCGCCTCGGCCGCCGTCGCGAAGTCCCCCTCGTCGTCGTCGCCGTCCTCGTCGTCGTCGCGGTCGGGGTCGAACCAGGACGTCGGCAGGAGATAGCCGTACTCGTCGACCTCCTGCACCTTCCACCCGCCCTCGCTGTCGCTGCCGCCGAGGTCGTAGCCGTAAATCAGCAGGGCGTCTGTCGCGCGTCCCATCAGGCGTTCGCTCCGTTCGTGTCGTGACCGGCCGCCGCGGCGGACCGTGCGGCGTCGGCGGCGTCGAACTGCTCGGCGGCGAGCGTTTCCATGACGCCGGTCAGGTGGGTCTCGCAGGCGCTCGTGATCCCAGTCGGGTCGGCGTCGACCTCGGTGAACGTCAGGAACGTTCGCTCGGCCAGGCCGCGGCAGGTGCGGCAGCGCTGGAACGGAAGCGCCGGGATGACGAGGAAGGTGAACCCGTCGGCGGCGATCGCGTCGCGCATGCGCTGCTCGGCGTGCGCCTGGGGCGTCAGGCCGTGGTCGTCGTCGTGGGCCCGGCACATGTCTTCGATGGGGACGGCGGCCGGCCACGCCTCGATCAGGTCGGCCATCCAGTGGCAGACGAGCTCGGGCGTGACGTCGTCGGCGTATGCGGCCTGCGCGGCCTTGCTGACGTCGTCGAGGTCGGGCCGGGGCGCGGTGTCGGCGTGCTCGCCGCACAGCTCGGTGACGGTCGGTGCGCCGGTCGCCGGGTGGATCGTCCAGGCGCGATGCGTGGCGGTCGTCTCGCAGGCGCGATCCGTGCCGGTCGGGAAGAGACAGGTGAAGGTGTTCATGGCGTCCTTCGCTCGGGCCCGGCCGCCGCCGTGGGGCGGCTGGCCGGGCGTGTGGGTGGCGTGGGGGAGGTGCGCGCCGGTCAGGCGGCGAGGTCGAAGAATCGGGCGTACAGCAGCCGCAGCGCGGCGGCGGCCTGCCGTGGCACGACGCCGTTCCCGAGGGCCTTGAGCTGCGCACTGCGCGGCAGGCCGGGAACGCCGGTCACGTGGCCGAGGGGGAGGCCCATCATCCATTCGACGAACGCGGGGCTCAGGCGACCTCGATCGTCAGTTGGCCGGGGGGCAGGTCGTCCGAGGACGGCTTCCCATCGGCGGATGGCGGGCTCGTAATCGCCCCATTCAACGTCGGGTTGCCCCTGCTGTACGTCGTGCTCGTCCGGTCCCCGTCCGCCGCCGTCGGCGTCGGCAGAATCCGGTACGCCGCGCTCGCGAGCGTCAGGTCCCCACGTCCCCCGTGCTGCTGCGGGCTGCCCTTCCTGCCGTCCGTCGCCCTGGGCGTCGGCAGCAAGCGCGGCGGCTTCGGCCCCGGCGGCGCAGACGGGGCAGCCGTCGTCGTAGCAGTCGGGCCGTCCGAGGTCGGGGTCTGTGCAGTGGGTGCATCCGGCGCAGAACCCGCCGCCGTCGTGGAGGTGCTCGGCGCAACCGCAGGTGGGGCAGGCAGGCTCTTGATCCTCCCCGCGTGCACGACGTCCGTCAGCGTCCAGCCCAGATTCACCTTCGGGTTGTGCTTCGAGCGGCCCGCCGTCGCGTTCCGGGTGCCGTTCGCGTCCCCCGCGAGCGGCGTCGGCAGCAGCTTCGGGGCGAGGGCGTCCAGCGACGGACGGACCGCCGCGCCCGTGCTCGACGACTGATTCGACCCGTACGGCGTCGCCGTCGGCGTCGGCAGCAGCCGCCGGGCTCCCGCTCCGTCCGGCAGCAGCCACTCCACCTCGTCCGCGAGCGTCGCCCCGTGATTGCCCGCCCGCCTCTTGTCCGGATGCTGCGACCCGCCGTTCACCGCGAGCTGCGCCGTCGGCGTCTTCAGCAGCTTCACCGCGACCGCCGGAAGGGAGTCGTCGAACCCCTTGCCCCTGCCGTCCCTCGCGCGCGGCGTCGGCAGGTTCGCGATCCGGGCCCGCAGGGTGTCGTTCCTCGGCCCGTCGAGCCTGCCCGGTCCGTTGTGTTCCTTCGTCGTCGGCGTCGGCAGCAGCGCGGCGGCGGGCGAGGATGAACTCGCGGAATCGCTCGTGGGGAGCGCCGACCTCCTCAGCGCGTACGCCACACCATTCCGCATCGAACCCGAGGCGGGCCAGGTCGCCGAGAACGGCGCCGAGAGCGCGAAGAACGAATCTTGCTCCGGTGGCTGGGTCCATATCCGGAGCGTCTGGTCCCAGACCGCGATCGGCTTTCTGCGAGAGGATCCCTCGGACATTTTCGATCACCACCCATTCGGGTTCGAGTGCTTCGATGGCGCGGGCGCAGTGCAGCCACAGGCCGGACTTCGTGCCCTCGGCGATCCCTTCGCGCTTGCCCGCGAGGCTGAGCGACTGGCAGGGAAAGCCCATGGTCAGGCCGTTGGGGCGTTCCACGGTCGACCAGTCGATAGCCGTGATGTCGCCGTGGTTGGGGATGTCGGGCCAGTGATGCGCGAGGATCTGCGCGGCGTACTGGAACCGGTCGTCGGGGTCGTACTGGCAGTGCCAGGCGATCGAGCCGCCGAAGACCTCGACGGCGGCGGCGTCGAGGCCGCCGTATCCGGTGCAGAGGCTGCCCCAGCGGAACCCGTCGGGGAAGCCTTCCAGGGCGCGCCTGCCGCCTGCGGCGGAGAACTCCGGCGGGCACGGCGGGCTGGCCCACACAAGGTCGCTGGGGGCGCCCCCAGCGCCTTCGGTGAGGCGCTGGGGGACGTCGGTCGTCAGTGTCGTGTTCACAGGGTCAGCAGCTCCGAGAGCAGGTCGAACCCGGTCCGCTGGCTGTCGTCGCCGTCGAGGTAGGCGACGGCGGCGCGGGCGGCCTCTTCGGCGGTCTTGCGGTGGGAGACGATCGTCTTGTGGCCCTCGGGGCGCGCCGAGAACAGCTCGCGGTTTCCGGCGGTCGGGTAGACGTAGACGGTCGTGCCGTTGTGAGTGAAGACGCTGGTCTTGCTGCCCTTGCTGACGGGGCGCAGCACGGGCGCGGCCTGCTCGGCCTGCTCGTCTTGCGGCGCCTGCTCGGCGGCGACCTCGGCGACCGCCTCGGCCTGCCGCTTGCGGATGATCACGTACTCGTCGGCGGGGACGACGTCACAGGCGAAGTCCCAGATCTCGCCGTCGTAGAGGATGACCAACTCCCTCGCGCGGTCGGCCTCTTCGAGCGACTCGTGTCCGGGGCACTGGCAGCCCGGAACGTCAGGGCGCGGGTCGGCGACGTACGGGTCCGAGTGCTCGATGACCTCGATCTTCCCGGTCCACTGGGACAGGACGGTGCAGCCGAGGACGACGTCGCCCTTGCGGACGTCGCGGGCGAGGACGGCTTCGGCGTCGGGCCGGTTCAGGACGATCTCGGTGCCGGTCATTCGGTGTCTCCCGTGGGTCGTGCGGTGCGCTGACACACACAATGTTGCACTCTCACGTTGCACTGTCAAGTTGCCCCCTCATGTTCCTTGTGTTGTGTGTGTCCGCACTGGTCACGCCGATCGTGCAGGCGGAGCGGTGTGTGTGCCGCGAGCGCTCGTCGCCGGTCGCGCTCGCGCGCTGCTCGCCAGTTCCGCAGCGACCGGCGCGGCCGGACGACGAGCAGGCAGCAGGCGGCGACGGCGACGACCGGCACGGCGAGCCAGAACCGCGGCGACCAGCGCGAGGCGTACGAGACGTGCCAGTCGGCCCAGGCGACGAGCGCGCGCACGGGGCGCCCCCGGCCGGTCGCGTAGCCACCGACCCACATGCACGCGAGCGCGACGGCGATCCGTGCCCAGTCCTGGCCGGTCACGAGCGGCCCAACGTGGCCCAGTAGGGGAAGTGGTCGCTGTGTCCGTCACCGGCCGGGCGGACGCACAGCACGTCGCCGAACTCGCCGTAGCAGGGCAGGCCGCCGTGCGCCGGGCCCGGATCGCGGTCGTCGGTCTGCTCGGCGACCGGCGCGGCGTGCCGCAGGCAGCCGCCGCCGTGGACGGTGCCCGAGGTGCGGAACAGCGGGCAGCAGACCGGCTCGGCGGCGCGGCGGGCGGCGATCCGTTCCCGCGACGAGCACCAGGCGAGCAGGACGGCGCCGTACAGGAAGGCGACGACCGGCAGCAGGTATCCGCCGTCGTCGAGGCCGAAGGTCGCGATGGACCAGACGGCGACGGCGACCGAGGCGAAGGCGAGCAGCGCGGAGCCGGCCGCGAGGGCGCGGGCGTAGCGGCGGTGGGTGTTCACAGGCTTATCTCGATTCCGTGCGGAGGGACGCCGTCGGCGAGCTGGTCGAGGAGCTGCCGCAGCCGAGGAATGGCGACGCTGCTGCGGCGCTCATTGAGCGCGCGCCGGGCGGCGGCGGGCAGCGCGCCCCAGCAGGACGGGCACAGGTACTGACCGACGCGACGAGTCGCCGGGCAGCCGGGGCAGGCGAGGACGGTCACCGGCGCGTCTCCTTCCGGGGCCGCTCGGGACGGCGCCGCCAGATGTGCGCGGCGTCGTTCCACGCGCGGATGCGGCACCAGGTCGGGACCGGCGCGCACTGGAACGTGAAGACCTCGATGCGGCGCCACTCGCGCGCGTGCCTCCATCGCTTCACGCGGCGGCGGACGGCGAGCGGCAGGAAGCCAGCCGCCGGCGGCCGGTCGTTCCGGCGGTCGCGCCGGTTGAGCACGGCGCGGGTGACCGCGGCCCCGACGAGAACCGCCGCGGCAGCCAGGAGGAAGACCGGGACGGCGGCGCCGAGCAGCCGGCCGCCGGTCACGCGGTCCACCCGCGCGTGCTGATCTCGCTCTCGTCGCCGGGGATGTGGGCGCGGACCGGCTCGGCGTCGGCGGCCCGGTCGTGGCGGGCGCCGTCGAACGGGTGCGGCTCGCGCTCGACGAGCGCGGGGAGGGGCTCGTCGCAGTCCGAGCACTTGCGGCACTTCCGCCACCCGCCGTCGCCGGTCGGAACCTGGCTGGTGACCTCCCAGGCGACATGCGCGCAGTCGCCGTCGGGGAACTCGGCGTCGAGCGCGGCGACGTCGACCCGCGCGGCGTTCATCTCGGCGGCGGTGAACGGCAGGCGCTCGCCGCAGTCGCCGCAGCGCGTCAGCAGGACCCGGCCGCCGACGGTCCGCATGTCCTCGGGATGTTCGTGCGCGCACTCCGTGACGGCGGCCGGGACGGCGTCGAGACCGGCGACGGCGGCGGCCTGCCCGTCGGGGCACATCTCGGCGAGCCGCATGTCCGGGCGGCAGGTCGAGCAGCCGTCGATGTGCTCGACGGCGGCCTCATAGGCGACGGCCACGGCTTCGAGCAGCGGCAGCGACCGGCGGGCCGGCGGCTGCTCGTCGCCGCGGATCCACGCGGCGAGCGCGTCGGCATACTCGTCGTGCGCGGCGTGCTGCTGCTCGGCGAGAGCGTCGACGCGGTGCCGCAGGGGCCGCAGGTGCGGCGCGTGCCGGATCAGCTGGTCGTGCATCTGCGGCGGCAGGACTTCGAGCAACCGGACCGGGGTCCGCTTGTCGCGGCCGGGGCCGGGGTCGAGACACAGCTTCAGGAAGTCGCGGAGCTTGTCCGGAGTGTCGAACTGCATGATTCTCCTTGCGGGTTGGGCGGTCGGTGCCGCATGTGGTGTGATGGGCGCTCAGACCGCCCGCCTGTTAGCCCCAGGCGGGCGTTCGTCGTTGGCGAGCAGGGCAGCGCTCGCAGCGCGGCGGCGTTCCATTTCGGCGCGCTCGGCGTCCGGGTCGTACGGCCTGCCGTTGGCGACGTCGACGCGGGCCGGGTGCGGAGCCGACCGCGGTTTGCCGTTCGGCCTCTTGCAGTGCTGACCGATGCGCGCCTTGCAGTCCGCACGCGGACACTCGACGGTCATCGCGCCGACCTGTGGCCTGCTGCTCGCGCCGTCCTGCTCGTCGTCCTCGGGCACGCCGCGCAGCACTCCGCGGATCGCGGCGGCGACCGCCGGTGCGGGACCGCCCTCGAGGGCGAGCCGCTTCGGCGGCGACGGCGCGCGGCCACTGGCGACCGCTTCGAGCTGCGCGCGCATCCGGGCTTGGAACTGCGGCACCGTCTCGTCCGGGTCGACGGGCTCGTACACGAAGTTCGCGACGCGCTCGGCGCGGAGTTTCCGGGCGAGGCGGATCACGTCCGGCGTCGTGGCCCGGAAGCGGCTTTCCGGTCGCACGTTGGCCTGCTCGACATAGAACGCGGTCAACGCTTCCTTGGCGCCGTCGAACGTCACCCCGGCGGCGTTCAGGTCGTCGTGCCAGGCGATCACGTCGGCCTTGCCCACGGTGCGCTGGTCGCGGGCAGCAGCGAGCGCGAGGATCTCCGCCGCCTGCTCGTACGTGATCGGCTCCCTCATGACTGCCACTCCTGCGAGCGCGAGTCGGCCTCGGCCTGAAGACGGCGGCCGATGTCGAGGGCGTCCTGTACGCGCTGGTCCGTCGTCGACGGGCGGCGGGCGAACGGCACGACCTGCCCGCTCGCGGCGAGCGCGGTCGACGGCGCGGGGCCGTTCATCACCTGGTGCACGAAGCCCGGGATCAGCGACGGCGCGGTCTTGCCGCTCGTCATCCACGCAGCCATGCCGCGGCGGACGTCGTCGGGGTCGATCCGCTCGTCGAGCATCTCTTTGACGATCTTCGCGACTTGGCCCGTGATTCGCTGCGGCGGACGCTTCGCGCAGCGCTCCAGCCACTCGCCGACGATCGTCTGAGCCGACACCGTCTCGGCCTGCTCGCCGCCGACCGCGTCAGCGGGCGGGATCTCCTCGGCTACGTCGAACAGGACTTCATCCGGCGGCAGCGCGCGAGCGTTCTGGTCGCTGGTGTTGTGTGTGGTGGTGTTCTTGGAAGTGATCTTCTTATGTGTCGTGTTTCCCGTCGTCTGGAAATCCGGCGACTGGAATTCCGGCGACTGATTTTCCGGCGACTGAAAAGGCGTCTCCGGGTCGTCGTCCGGCGCCTGAAAATCCGTCTCCGGGTCCGACGTGCTGTCGTCCTCTCCGGACCACGGGGCCGAAGCGCCGAGCGACAAGCCGTCGGGCATGTCCGTCACTTCGTACTCGTATTCCAGGAACCTGTTCGTGACGGGGTCTTTGAGCTGTCGCCGCTTCAGGTAGTGGTGCGTTTCCAGTTCGGCGAGCGTCTTCCGGATCGCGTCGCGTCCTTCGGGCCCGTTGGCGACGAGCGACTGAACAGAAATGCCGAACCCGTCACGGTGACTGAGGATCTCGACGAGCAAACCGCGCGCACGGCGGCTGAGCCGCTTATCGCGCACCGCTTCGTTGTAGATCTGCGTGAAGTGCTCGCCGATGATGTCGGCGGCCATGGGGCCACGCCTGATGTGTCCCGAGTAGCTCACGGGTGTGCCTCCGCCCAGCCGTCGGGGATGTCGGTGTCCATGCGCGTCCTGAGTGCTTTCGTCAGTCGTCGGCGCTCAGGCGGCGCGTGATCTCGTCGGCCGCCGTCTGGCAGAACTGCATGGGCAGTTCCATGTCCGGTGCGGCGGGGTTCGTGGCGGCCTTGAGCTCGTCCATGGCGGCGAGGACAAGGCCCTTCGCCTTCACGGCGGCGAGACGACGGCGCTCGCGCTCGACGTCGGGGTCCCCGGGCTCGCGAACGCGGGTGAGGGCGGCGAGACGTCCGCGCACCTGGTGCCGCTCGGCGCGGCAGTGGTCGATGACCACGGGCCTGGGCATGTGAGTTCCTCCCGATACCTGTTGCTTGTTGGTCGTTGCTGCGTCGCCGACAGTACGCAGTGGAGGCCGCACGGCGCAACACTGCGCACGCCAGGCGCACAAGAAAACCCCCAGTCGTGTGACCAGGGGTTTTCGTGTCAGCAGTCGCGTGACCAGGACGGCGAGCGCCGTACGGGCGCCTGTGGGGCGCGTTCAGGCGGTCCGGCGGGTCGATGCCCGCGAGCGGCACTGCGGGCTCGCCAGGCGCGCGCACGGCGCACCGCGCGGCCGGTCAGCGGCGCGTGCCCGAGCAGGCCTGCCGCCCAGGTCAGCACGACGAACAGGTACAGCCCGAGGTGGATCACCGGCCGGGCTTCCGGAACGCGTTGCGCCACCCGTGCCGGTACGCGCGGATACAGACCCGCGTCCACCAGTACGAGAAGGCGAACATCGCGGCCACGGCGACCGCGAAGACGACGGCCATGACGAGCAGCGCGAGCGGGTCGTTCACGGGCCGGTCACCTCGCCGGCCGCCTGCACCGCGGCGCGCTCGGTCGCCCGGTTCATGAGCCGGAGCCACGCGTCGAACGAGCGGTCGCGCAGCAGGACCACGGGGTCGACGACGCCGATGACGACGGCCGCCGGGCACGCCCACGAGACGCCGTCGACCTTGCAGTCCGGATCCGCGGTCATGTCGTCGACCGGCAGCACCTCGTACAGGGCGCCGTCGGGGTAGAAGGCGGCGTACACCTTCGCGACGTCGCGGCCGGTCGTGACGTACACGCGGTCGGTCCGGGCGTGGTCCGTGCTCGCGCCGAGCTCGTGCGCGTGCCGGGTGATCGTGCGCTCGGTGCCGGTCACGTCGGGCGGCAGCAGCCGGTCACCCGGCTTGAGGCCGGGCACGCCGCCGTGGAAGTAGCGGGTCAACGGGTCGCCTCCTCGGTCGTCGGCGCGGTGGCCGGGGTCGGCTTCCCGAGCGGGAGCGCCGTCGCGTCGCCCTCGGCCAGGCGCCGAAGCCGGCTCAGGGAGATCGTTCGCCACCCGAGGCCGCCGGCCTGGATGACGGCCTCGATCACGAGGTCTCGGCCGCCGCGCTCAGCCGGCGGTCCTTCGGGACGGGTCACAGGTTGTTCGCCGTTCTGGTGAGACTCGCCGCCGCGGCGAGGACGGAGGCGACCGACGACACGTACTCGTCATTGCTCGCGTGGACGGCGGCCCGCCACAGGGCGAGCGCCGTCGGCCGGTCGTCGTTGGCGTACGCGACGATGAACCGCAGCGCGAACAGGTCGGAGGCGTCGGCGCGCAGGCCGGGGATCTGGGCCATGGCCCACTGCTCGCCCTTGGATAGGTCGGGCGCGCGGTCGCCGTAGATCTTCACGAGCATCTGCCGGGCGGCCTCGGCGAACCCGCAGCACGCGGCGTACACGCCGAACTGGTCGCGGCCGGACTTCTCGCCGATCTCGCACACCAGGCGGGCGGCGCCGTCCCCGTCGCCGTCGACGGCCAGGGCGAGCGCCTGCATGGTCAGCTCGCCGAGCTCGGCTTCGCTCAGCATGCCGCCGCCTTCCGGGGGCGGCCGGCGTGGTCGAGCAGTTCGGCGCCGCCGTCGAGGATCAGGTCGCGGGTGTACCGGTAGGAGTAGCCGACGCGAGCAGCGACGGCGCGAATGCTGCGCAGGCGCTCGTACAGGCGGGCGCAGTCGTCGGCGAGCGCGAGGGTCTCGGGGCTGCGCGCCGGTCGGCGGAACGTCACGTCGGCGTCTTGCAGCAGACGGCGGGCGCGGTTGTACGAGGTGCCGGTCTCGGCGGCGACGCCGCGTATCGAGAGCCCGCCGTCGTACAGGCGGGCGAAGTCTTCAGGGCTGCGCGTCACGAGCGGTGCCTTTCAGGGATGAGCGAACCGGGGCCGGTCAGCGCAGGCCGGCCCCGGCGCGGAGAGGCGGGGATCAGTCGAGGATGTATTCGCCGAACCAGATCAGGCAGGCGACGACGAGCGCGGCGAGCCACCAGTAAGGGCGCCAGTGCGGGACGGCGGCGGCCACGGCACCAGCGACGGCACCGCCGCCGGTCCCCAGCAGGAAGCGGAGAAGGACGGGCATCAGTCGTCGTCGCAGTCGAAGTCGTCGAGGTCGACGTGCGAGCGGTGCGTGCGGTGCGAGCCGCTCACCTTGCCGGACGCCGTCGGCTTCGGGCTGGCCTTCCGGGCGGGCTTGCCCAGGTCGGCCTTCGACTTCTTCCGGGCCTTCGTGCCGCTCGACTTCTTGCCGCTCGACTTCTTCCCGCCGCCGCCCTTGCTGGTGACGGCGCCGATCAGCTCGGCGTCGAGCGTGCCGCGCCGGTCGACCTGCACGACGCCGGTCGCGTCGCAGTCGTCATCGTCGTCGCTGCTCGACGCGCAGCCGGCGGCGATCAGTGCCAGCGTGGCGGCGGTCGCCGCCGCGGCGGCCGTGAGTCGTCTCATGAGTGTTCCGCTCCTGTCGGATGGGTGGGTGAGGTGCGCGTCAGGCGGCCGGGGCCTGCGTGTCGTCGGCGGGCGCGGCGACCTGGAGGACGCGGCGCAGATCCGCCGTGACGACGCGGTACGAGCGGCCCGCGCGCAGGACCTTGCAGGGGAACTCGCCGGTCCGGGCGAGCTGGTAGGCCACGCTGCGGCCGATGCCGAACGCCCGCCCGGCGGTCTCGACGTCGACGGTCGGCGGCAGGGCGAGCAGGTCGCCGATGGTCATTGGCCGTGCCTCGGGGCTCGGTTCCTGGGGCATCGCGTCACTCCCGTACAGCGCATCTAGGACTACACTGCGCAACACGGCGCAGCACTGCGCGTCAGGGTACGACACGGGTTGTCACTGCACAACATGAGTCGCTAGCTTGGAACGGCTGCCGGGGCGTGGACGCGGCCCGCTCAGGGGCGAGCACCGTGCAGCCGACAGGGAGGGACCATGGCGGGGGCACGCCGCGCCGGAAGCATCACGAGACGCTGCGAATGCCGGGGAGAGGACGGCGCCCGGCTCGGGAACGACTGCCCGCAGCTCAGCAAGCGCAGCCACGGGAAGTATCAGCTGCGGCAGGAACTACCGGCGGCGGCCGACGGCACACGCCAGATCTTCCGCCGGGCCGGGTACAAGACGGTGACCGACGCTAACGGGGACCTCGACAAGATCCGGGCGATCCTCGATCTCGTCGGCGACGACGAGCATTACGGGCACCAGGTCGGCGCCCTGCTGCTCCAGGTCCAGAGCGACCGCGCGCCGATCCCGGACGCTGCCGAGGTGAAGCGGCGCCTGGCCGGCGGCGTCGCACTGCGCAGTGACATGACCGTCGGGGAGTGGCTCGAAGCGTGGGTCGCCGCGAAGAAGACGAAGCGGCGCACGACGAGCGGGTACGCCTCACACATCCGCGTGCACCTCGGGCCGGGCGTCGGTCACTACCGGCTCGACCGGTTCAACGTCGCGCACGCACAGGCGTTCTTCGACGCGATCGACGACGAGAACGAAGTGATCCGCGCGCAGAACGCCGAGCGGCACGAGCAGGAAGCGCGCTGCAAGTGGCGGCCGGGCACCAAGGGCGGACGTCCGTCGGCGGAGGTGTCGGCCCGCCTGGCCGTCGAGCGCGAGCGGCTGGCAGCGATGCCGCCGTACCGCAAGGTCACCGGACCGGCGACGAAACAGCGGATCCGGGCGACGCTGCGGGCCGCGCTGAACGCCGCGATCCGAAAGCAGTACATCACCTTCAACCCGGCCGAGTGGGTCGAGCTGGAGTCGGGCAAGCGGCCGAAGGCGAAGCTGTGGACGCCGCAGCACGTCGAGCACTGGCGGCAGACCGGCGAGAAGCCGAGCGCGGTCATGGTGTGGACGCCCGAGCAGCTCGGCGTGTTCCTCGACGAGGCCGAGTCGAGCCGGCTGTACGCGTTCTACCACCTGATCGCGTTCCGCGGTCTGCGCCGCGGCGAGGGCGTCGGGCAGCCCTGGCGGTACGTCGACCTGGACGCCCGGCTCATCACCCCGGCGAAGGCGCTCGTCGTCGACAACTGGGAGGTGTACGAGGACGACCCGAAGACCGAGGAGTCGGCGACGACGATCGCGCTCGACTCCCTGAACGTCGCCGTCCTGCGCGAGCACCGCGCCCGGCAGCTCGCCGAGCGCGACGACTGGAACCGGCACGCCGCCGCCGAGCGCGCGAAGGGGAAGGACGTCGCCGACTGGACCGACACGGGGAAGGTCTTCACCGACGTCGACGGCACGTGGCTGCACCCGGAGAAGGTCAGCGACGAGTTCCGGCGGATCTACAAGCGGGCCGGTCTGCCGCCGATCAACCTCCGCGACCTGCGCCACCTCGCGGCGACGCTCGTGCACGCCGGCGGCGGCGACATCCACGCCGTCAAGAAGGTGCTTCGGCACTCGACGATTCAGCTCACGTCGGACACGTACACGGAGCTGCTGGAGGAGACCGACCGCGAGATCGCGGAGAAGGCCGCGGGGCTGGTCCCGCGCGCCCGGCGCGACGTGCCGAGCGAGCCGGCTGAGCCGGTCGAGCCGGTCGAGGGCGACGCCGACGAAGGGGAGGACGGCGCAGGCGAAGCGGCGTAG